TTGACATCTTATTATTCTTTTATAATAAATAGATTGTAAGGTAATTTTTGTAGTGTCTTATATTAAAATAAGTATCTTAACCGTATGTATTTTGATTTTTTATAACATCCCCTATGTGCTTTGCTAAGGATATAGTTGTAGGTCGGTCCATTTCTATCATTTTTACCAGGCTGTTTCCATCCATTTTTGATTCACCCCCATTAACCGTAAGGTCACCACCAAATTTTATTGTTATAGGTTCTAATGGAGCTCTAGTGGTTGTTGCTGTTGTATTAGTATTTATTGTGTTGCTTAGATTTTCCGTTCTTGTGGAAATATCATTAATACCGGGCCCCAATTCTACATTTTGCTTTTGTGCGAAGACTCCAATATCCCCCTTAGCAAAAGTGGTTATCCCCTCTTCGGTGATTAGTGCATCATGGGCCGACATTTTTCTCAATTCTTCTAGAGCTTTCTCTGCTCCTTCTGCACCAGCTTTTATAATCTTTGCTTCAATATTCCCAAACTCACCATTTCTTAAATCCTCTAAATCTTGTGGTGTTAGTCCTGGTACAGAACTTGCTATTGTTTGTGTTAGTGTTTCTCTTTTAATTCCCTGGTCAGTAACCCCACCTGCTTTAATCATTATTCTAATACCAGCATCCATCGCTGCTAAATACTGATTTGCTTTTTCAGCTACTGTAAGTTGTTGTTTATATACCTCTGAATCTGTCATACCTTCTTTCCTTAACAACTCCATTTGTTCCTCAGTTACATTAGAAACATCAACCATTTCTTCAATTCCTGGGATTTTTACTTGTGCGACACCACCTTTTCCAATTGCTGCCATGGAGGACAGTAGTTCTTTGTCGGTTTCACTCATATCACTAAAGTCCCCTATTTGATTAAATACTTCCGCTCTTTTCGCTGACCTAACCGCTAAATCTGCTAATTCTTGATAACTCATACCTAATTGGTCTTTCATGGCCATCATTTGTCTTCTTTGTTCTGGAGAGATTACAAATTTTCCTTTTTCTTCATCAAAGGTTGCAGCGGCAGCAGCGGTATCAATTATAGCTTCCTGTAAACCTTCTAGGTCATTAGTCGCCATATACATTAATTTAAATGGGTCTTGTAAATCCCCTACCGCTCCACCAATTATTTGCATATTTGCCGCAAATTCAATCGCACCTTCTGGGTCAAAGAATTTTTCTGCTAAAGAAGTTGTTTTATCCATAGATATACCTAATGATTGACCTCGGGCTACCATTCTTGCCAATCCTTCTATGCCTCTTTCAAAACCAAATGTATTAATTAATTTTAATTCGTCACCAATATTCTGTAGGAATTTTTCCATAACTACACCAAATTCTCTTCCTGTTTGTAGTATCTCGGACATCGCATTATCCGTTTCATCCACTTTACCCATCGCTGTATCTAAACTATAACCTATATCATCAAATCCTTTAGCGAATTGTCCAGGGTCAAACCCTTTTAGTGTTTTAGTTAATAAAGAAGCTCTTTCAACTACAGTTGGTGGTATATAAAGATTTCTTTGTATTTCAACGGAGATTGCTTTAAACGTCGTAAATAAATCATGAGTTGTTAACCCAAATCTTGAAGCTTGAAGTGCTGCCTCAGTTAATCCGTCAATTGTATCTAATAATTGTTCATTGGACATTCCAAGAGTCTGGGATATGTCCACTCTTAGTGTATCCTCTAGAGCTAACATATTAAGGACTGTACTCATATTGGCATTAATGTCGAAACCTACATTCTTTATGTCCTTCAGTACCTTGGCCATGTCCTCCAAATCTCCAACTGTCGTCGTTTCTTTAGGTAATCTATCTTGACTTAGTTGTGCTAATTTTGTAAAAACTGGAGAGGTAGGGGGTGGGGATGTATTACCAGCAGCAGTACTTATTGGTGTAACTGTCGCGGCCCAACTGTGTCTGTCATATCCTGCAGCTCTAACTGCATCTTTTTCTGTAGGAGTCAGGCTACGCCACGCTGTTTTATTATCTAAATTATATTTTACAGTTGCCATATTATAATAATTGTTTAATTATAAATATTTAGATTTATATTTTGTTTTTGTTTTTGGCTTGTTCAAATGCCTCATTCTTTTTTTGGAATTCTTCTGTTAGGAAGGTAACGTAGAATCTACGTTCGAATGTAGGCATGGATAGTAGGTCACTCCACGCTATGTGGAGGTGTTTCATTAGATAATAGAACTCTTGCAATAGGGCATTCCTATATGCCGTAGAAAGGACGAAAAAACTCAATCCCGAATGTAAGTCTCGCAGTTATCTCTTCATTCGATGGAGTTAACACGGGTATAGTTAAATCTAGTGAAGGCGAGTTCTCTCTTACTATTTTTCTAATAGATTGTGAGTCTCGAATTGGCATTGTTTGTATAAATTGTGCGATAGTCATTGGGTCTCGTACCCCATCTATTTCTTTTACTAGAATTTCTAGTTGTTTAGTCATATATGGGTTAACAGCTGCTGTTTTGTTATCTTCATCTATTTTTTTTAACCTTACTTCGTCTTGTGGGGTTAAAAAAGATAGTTTAACTTTTTTCTTGGACATTTCTAGGGTGTGAGTAAACTCGTTTTTTTCATCTAGTTCCACTCCTATATCAGTAGTTTTTAATACTGATAAGTCTATAGTAGTGTCAAAACTTTCATTTGTTTTTGGGTCTTTTAGAGTTACGGTATAATCTGACCCAAATGCTGTATTACGTAAAAAAACTAAAATAGCTTCTTTATCACACTCTGGCATATCTTTAACATTTATATCTTTATCTAAGATTTTTCTAGATAATAAGGTGTTAACTAATTCACCATTAGCTTGTAGTGAAGGTGTCGCTAATAAGTTTTCATCGGACGCATTTAAATACGTTATCTTTACCGATTTTTTCTTATTCTTATAAAAAACACCCTGAGAAGGTAAACTTACCATATCATATGGTAATATAGTTTCTGGTTGTTGTCCTGTTTGTTCTTGCATTATTTATAATTTAATTATATATATTATAATTGTAAATATATAGATTTATTTTTTATATATAGATTTAAATATCTGCAATAAGCATTATTATTTATTTAATTAAAGTAAAGTCTTATATAATAAAAAAGTCCTCATATGAGGACTTTTTTAAATATATGTGGTTTTTTTTAATAAACTAGAATACATCTATCAGGTCTTAAAGTTGCTGCAATATTTGCAAGACCCTCATCACTATAAGCTAAGTCGTTAAAGTTAACATCTGTTAAGAAACATCCTTGTAATATCCATTTTTCTACTACAACCCCTGTTGGGTCTAACATTTCTAAATCAATATTTTTCTTATACCCTGCAGCGTAACCCATTCTACCAGTTACCGATTCTGCATGACTTCTAACCCATTCCATCAATGCTTGTGCTGCTGAAGGCCCGATTGGGTCTCTAAACGTTACATTTATTGTGTTCCACACAAATCTACCTGCTACATAAGTAGATGTGTTAAGAAACGGCACTTCTACCGCGTTAATTGTTACTTGTGGTCTAGAAGTACTCTCTACATACCATTCATTGATACCTAATGAAGAATCGAATCTTAAGATAAACCTATTCTTTTTCTTCGGCTCATACGGTATCGGCATTTTCATTAATAAATCGGCCATATCTTTTAATTTTTGTTTTTACTTTTTTATTATATACTATAAATATATCGGTAATGAAAAAAATATCTTAATTCATCTGTTTTAATACTATTTTATTCATGCCGCCTTCGGAAGTATCATAAACAACAAACTTAACTTCAGGAAATTCTACCTGTAATACTTCTTTTATAAATGGAATTATAACATTTATATTACCTAAATCGTCATCACTAAACCCTACAGATAATTTATTATACTGAGTATTTACCATTTCTGATGTTTTTGCAACTATTTTACTTACATAATCTCTTAGAGCTATTTTCTTACTCTCTTCAGGGTCTAGAGGAGAACCGCTTTCTAAATCAAATTTTTTTGTGAAAATTTCTGAAGTTATTGGGTGGTAATCCTGAGAATCCAAATAAGTTTTCAATATTATCTCTGGCTCCTTACCCTCTAATTCTGTAAATATTTGTTGTATATTATCTATCATCTTACTTAATTCCTCTTCATTAAATGTATTAGAAATAATTAACTCTACTCCTTTTTTTAATGTCTCAGGGGTATGTCCTCTTGCTGTAATAATAGAAATTGGACTTGCGTAAATTAATGCCTCCTTAAATTTTTCGAATGAGGGGGCAAAAGAATTATTACTCAATGCTTGTTGTAAATCAGTCAAAAAAGATTCTTCATTTATAAAATTATCAAATGCACCATCATCTAATTTATAATTCTCCTCATCCCTAAATATTGAAAATTCAGATGTACTAACGTTAATTTTTTCCCACCCAACATCTGTTTTTTTTAACATTTTAATAGTTGTTGGCATAGTAATAATATTATCATCCCAATCAAAAGAATACGCTCTTAGATTAACTGGTGTACTATCTTCCTCTTTTAACAAACCACTTATAATATTGAGTTGTTTTTGTGTTATAATAATTTGCTGTAACATATAATATAAATACAAATTAGTTTGGTTAATTCGATTTTATTACTTATCTTTGTAGTATGAAAAATTTAACAAAAATATTACTTCTAATATTAGTTCTGGTTTCTTGTACAAAAGAACCAATGTATATACCTTGTACTACCACTTACCCAACTACCCAAAATAATGGTGAGTATGTACATACTGATTTTTTAGAAGGCTGTTGGAAATTAATTGGCGGGACAATGTATATAGAAAATTTAGATACCGAAGAAACTAGTGAGCAATTTTTATTTGATAGTGGTGTCCAAAGTAGTTTAAGGTATGACGGTATTTCGTTATACTCTATTGAGACATTGGTTAGGTATGAGACCGTGTGGTGTTTTGATTTTCCTAAAGACGTTCCAGGTGCTGGAACATTCACTCTGAATAGTGATTCTATCTACCCATATGGTTTATATGTTACCAATAATAACATTACTATAACTGAAGATGTGTCAGGTACCTACTCACTTCTAGGTGGTTCATCAAGACCAATACAGTATGAAATAGTAAATAAACAAAATAAAATTATTAATATCTATGTCCAAGAAACCTATGAAAATATTTATGGATATAACTATTATTATTTTTCCAAACTTAGATTTAAAAAATTGTAACCTATCTTCAATATACTCGTATATATTAATATAGAAGTTTAATCCTTAAAAAAAAATAAAATTATGACCCAAATACTATTAACTTATCTTATTATCTCACAAATACTAATGTTTGCTTTTTTACTTATTAATGAAAAAGATATTCGTGAAGGTTATATATCTTTCGAATCAAAACGTGGAGACAACCCTACAAGTAAGTGGTATGGATTTTATATCTTTACACATGTTCTTAAAGCTCCTTTGTTAGCTCCAATGATTCTTATCTTACTACTTTTAAATTTTGGTAAGTTGGTAGAATAAAAAAGGCCCGAATTATTTATTGAGATTGAATCTCATCCGGATTATTATACCCCATATCTGCCCTTGCTTGCTTTGTGATTTCGACATATGCGTCTATAGTTTCGTTGGCTCTTTTTTATCACCATCCTTATCAAGGTCTAAGAAATCTGGTTTTGGTCCTTCTACTACTTCATCCTGAACCTCATCTAACTTTATTTCAGTCCATTGTTCTTTAATAATCCCTATTCCGTGTAAATCTCTAATTCGAGTTTTCTCAGATTCGTTAAGTTTAAATCTATTTCTCATAATTTTTTATTTTTTTAATGAACGTCTTCTTTTTCTAGACTCATTTCTTTGTTTCTTAATATTAGAATAAACGCCTACCACTTTTCCTGGTTTTCCGTCGTAAACATCTCTTTTTTCTACTTTACTAGGTGCTCCCTTGTATGTTCCTTTTTCATCTCTACCTTCACTGAATTCAGTTCCTTCTTCATCACGGTCTTCACGGTCTTCATCATAACCCATATCTTTTTTAAGTGCATCTAAGTGTTTTTCTATTTCACGAATTCTATCATGAGGTGCCATATCTTCTTCATGTTCTAACCCTTCTTCTTCTTTTCGGTCTTCCCCCTCATCTTCACCATAGTTATAGGTTTCTTCACCTTCACTATCTTCTTCTATGTCTTCCGCTTCAAACATTTCTTTATACTTCGCGGTTGGTGTTCCCATTATTCCAAAATTTTGTCCGTTTCCATCACCGAGATTTTCTTTAACTAATTTTTGAATTAGATTAACTAATTCCTCTTCTTTTAATTTAATCTTTTTCATTTTTTAAATTTTTGTTATTGGTTTTATTATTTGTTTCATATTTTTAATATCCTCTTGTATGAGTTTTTCTTTATCTTCACTTACAAATCCTTTATTTACTACATCTTCTATTTCAGGAGCTGATTCAATACCTACTTTCAAGTCATTCTTTTCATCATCAGATGTTGTATCCCAAGCCGCACACTTACCTACAGTACAATATTTCCATTTTTTGTCTCCCTTTTTTTTCCACCTCTTTATAAATAAGTTTCTAATCCATTGTGGTAATTTAGGCCATTTTACCTCCCATTTTATACTTTTAAACTTTAGTTTTTCCGGGTGGACTTGTTCTTCCATTTCTTCTTCATCAGGTACTTCGATAACTTCTTCTTCTTCAAATTCAGGATGTGGTAATGGTTTGGATACTTGGTCGTAACTCCTTGGAGCTCTTTGTGATGAACCAGAGCCTACCAATTCTGCAGTATAGGTCATAAAATTACCTAATTTAGTGATAGAGTTAGCTAATTTCTTTCTAGTGTCACTATCTCTAATCATCTCATAGGCTTTCTTTATACCATTAAGTATATTTTCTAAACCTTCTCTCGCAGCAATTCCTGGATTTCTATCGTACATTCCTTGTTCCATTATAGTTCCCGAATAATCCCCGACACTTAAATCTAAGTTTTCACTCTTGATGGCCTCTCTAATTAATTGATGGGCATCTTTTATTATACTAGTTATAGATTTTTCTCTCGATTCGTTCAATTGTGATAGTAATCGGTCCAATTGTTCTTCACTAATAATAACATTTTGTTTTTTACCTTCCGTAAATACTTTTTTACCGGATTTAGGATGATTTAAACTTTCTCTTAGAGTTTGTATACTAAATTTCATATCTTTATTTTATTATAAATACTATATATCTTCAAAAGAAGCTCCTGTCGGTGTTATCAAGAATTCAACAAATATATATTCTAACGCTCTTGTAGGTTTAATATATATTTTACCATTCATTTCATTTCTATCTATTTCTTCAGGGTCATTAGAAAGTACCACTCTAAAGTCCGTTAAACCTCTATCTCTTCTAATAGAATCTAATATTGGATTTACTAGGTCTAAGAATTGTTGTCTTACTATATCATCATTTTGTTCAAATATTAATCTAACTGCTACTGCTGAAATTAATTTTCTAGTTTGTAACAATAATCTTCTAACATTTATTCTATCTAATGCGGATTCTTTAATCTGTAATGTTTTATTACCCCAAATAATTGGGCCTACATCACTAAACGTTGCAATAGGATTAAGTCTACCAACATATAATGTATCTCTTTCGTCAAGAGTAAGTTTCTTTCTAGCTTTTACAGCATTTACAATACCTCTAGTATAACCCGCTGATGCAAACCATGGGAATGCAATATTATCTGTTAAGGCAATATTTCTCATTACCTCAGAAGTTGGTGGTATATAAATTTGTTTATTATTAGCCGTATCTCTTACCTGTATCCAAGGATAATAAGTAGCTGTATAATTAGAATCTATAAGAGAATCTTCTACATTATCTACAGCTTCCTCTGGTGTAATTTGATTAGTAATGTCTGTGGTGTTTGGTACAAACATATTATAATCTGGTGTGGTAACCACATATAAAGAATCTGCTCTATCAGTTTCTACCATATCTATAGCTTCATTAACCAAACCTAAATTATCTACATAATCAAGACCTGGAGTTGCAAATACATTAATATTTACAGATTCTGGATTACTGAATGTCTCAATAGCTCTTAGGTAAGCAAAATAATCTGTGTTTGCTTCTGATGAACTTAATTTCTTAAATGTACCTGCTCCAGTTGCTGTATTGAACTCTGCCGTATTACATGCTCCCGCTAAGAATCCGGATAATCCCATTCTATAATCGTCTGTATTGGACCTAGTTTTTCTATATATATCCCATCCGTCAAATCCACCATGTGGTGCAATCGTAAATTTACGACTTCTAAGTTTTTTATATGGTTCAGTAGTTAGGGTTGGTTCATGATTAAATTGTCCTGCTCCACAATCAAATACTGATTTACCATTTAATGTAGTTCCTGACCACTCTAAGTAAGTTCCAACACCACCACTTATAACAGTTGCTCCTGAATCCATATGGAATCCTTTTGTTATTACTTGCCATTCTCCTCCATCTACTGCTGTACATAAAGTAGACGGTATTTGTTTTCCTTTATAAGCGAAGAAATCTGAATCATAAGCTGCTCCCGTACTATTAGAAACACCGAGATATACTTTACTAACTTTATCTCCACCACTTATAGTTTGGTTATTTACAGTACCACTACCAAATGGTGGGTCGTAAATTACTTCACCAGCATTATAGTATTTTGTTTTATATACAATTGTTGGGTTAATTGGGCAATTACCATAACCTCTAAATCGATAACCTTCAAAACCACATGGTAATGAATTTGTAAATGTGCCATCTAAAAGTCCTTCACCTAAATACAACATTGTATATTTAGATTTTAATTCAAATTCACCTGTAGATGTACCAATTTTTCTACCAATAAAAGATACTTTAGTTGGGTCTAAACTACATCTAGTATATTTTTCTAAGACATTTGGATTTGCGTCTGTGTCGTAGAAGTCTCTCACCACAATATCAAATTCTCCTCTTTCAAAAGATAGATTAATTAAAGAAATTTTAATTTCTTTATTTGCTGCTGTACCATCAGATATAGAAATAAATTTAAATAACCTAAACACATCCGTACCTTGTAATTCTGAAACAATCCATGGTGTCTCAGGTGTTGTCCACTGATTCATATACCAAGCTATAGTGTTTGTAGGTGTGGCATTTCTTGCTGATGGTAAATATTTTAAACAACATTGTAACCCTCTAACTTTTCCTTTTTTCCAAGCGTCAGTTAATAATGCTGGATAAGCTTCTTCTACAAATAATGGAACTTCTTCTTTTACTTTATCAAATGGGCTTCTACCAAATACTCTAGAGACATACTCTTGTGATGTATTACTCATAGAAGTTTTAAATGTATAATTATTACCATTTACTGTTCCCGCACTTATACCAAATGACGCAAATGGATTTTCTAATACTTTATAATAATCACCAGTACAATCAAAACTAACAGTATCTGCACTTATACTATAAATTGGTCCACCAGAAGCCTTAGTACTAAGTCCTCTAGACCTTAAAGTTAATACTACCATACCATCATACTCTTCTTGTACATTAACATCTGTGTAAGTTATATATTCTATAACCACATTACCTGAATATACGGGAACTGCTCCCCATGTACCTGCACTAGTAGTTCCTGTTGCTTCTATATATGTTTGTGATTGTCCCACAGAATCACCAGATATATACATTTGGTAGGATACTCCACTATATGTTCCTCCTGAACAACATGAACTATTCACATAATCAAATAATCCATAATACCAAGAATCATTTTCATATGAATTATAATCTGTACAATTGGTTGATAATATATTACTTACTGTTACACATGAAGTAGATGAAGATAATGTTTGTTGAGTTGTTGCAGTTGCTGTATTTGTCATAGCGGATGGTATACATCCGTATTGATACACAATTGGTATTGGCCAAGCAGTAATACCTGAAAGAGCACCAGGTGCGTCTGTACCACCGGTAAAGCAAGACATTCCGTCCGAGTTAAGTACATCTAAACTACTAGAAAAGAAATTCATGAACGAATCTCTTAACGTTGGTAGTGTGGTTCCATTAGTTAAAGTTACGATTTCTCCATAACTAGTATCTGTACTACTTGTTTGCCAATGATTTAATATTGCTGCTGGTAGTGTAGTAAAGAAATCTGTAGTTCCTATTTCACTGACCCATGCATCTGTTCCTACAGTAGTACTAGTACCAGTTAAAGGTAATACGAAAGGCAACACTCCAGACGTTCCACTTGTAACTGCTGAAGTTACCCCAGTAGAACTATTAAAGTGTGTTGCGTCTATTTCTCCAATTGTTAATACTGACCATGATGGTCCTGCATCATACCCACTTATACCTAATACTCTAGTTACAAATAACTGATTTGATTGACTCAGATAAGATTTTGCTATATATCCTAATTCATATTTAGGAATTTGTGAATCCACATAAGTTTGTGGAGAGGTTCCCCCAAATCTAGTTGTAAAATCATCATATGATTGTATGTATATAGGTTCAAAAGCTGGCCCTTTTAAAGCTTCACCAACTAAACCTAATGTAGTAACACCTACACTTTGTGCTACAAATGTTAAATCTTTCTCTGAAGTATATACTCCTGGAGAAACGAATACTTTATTACCGTCTGCCATGTTTTATAATTTTAAAATGTTTTATTTTCTTTAATAATAAATACAAGTGGTATAGACAAAAGTTACGTAGTAAATACTTATATTTTAGAGATAGTAAGTAAATTTTCATACTTTTTTCATACTATATCGTAGTTATATTAAAAATACACCCTACAATGGTAACTAAAGACAAAAAATCAAAAATAAAAAATTTAAAAATAAGTGTAGAATCTCATACACTTCTTAAAATTTATTGTACTAAAAAAGGATTAAAAATGTTTGCTTTTATAGAGCGTTTAATAAAAGAAAATTGTAAGTCCATAAAAGATATTTATGGTGAGTAACTAATAAATTAATGTTTCCTGTAAAGTTAAAATAGCACTACCACTAGCCTCTTTTACAATAGTCACAATCAAAGTATCTTCAGGACTAACCATGATTGGTTCAGTTAGACTAACTGAATTAAGAGTAAAAGAATAGGATGCTACATTTTTAAGTCTTAATGCTGAAATATTAGCTTTATATTCATAGAGAATTGTTAATGTTGTGGTTGATACATCAAATGCCAACCTTGTATTTATTTTATCCGGATTTTCTTCACCAATATTTTTTCTTTCTTTTTTTCTATTTTTTTCATCAAACCCAAACATCACTAAACTCCTACTAATTGCAGGTTTAACCTCAAATTCCTCTTCATCTAATAAAAATCCTTGTACTTGAAACTGATAATTCTGTTGGTAATATCTTCTTTCTTCTGTATCTATTTGGCTTTCATCACCTATTGATTGCATAATAATTGGGATGTAATGCCCTTTTATAAAAGTATATGCTTGTCTAGATGTAAATTTTTGTAATACTACTCTATTAAAATTATTAAGTTCTCTCATTCTATTACATATAATTTTTACATCATATAGAATATCAACAGGCACTGGTTGAGGAATGGTGTAAATATCATACCCTTTTCTATTGCCGTCCCATGTTGGGACTTTTGCGTAATGAAATTGTTTTCTATCTGGTATAGTATATTGAAGTGCGGGATTAGACCCATATTGAGCATCTGGATTTCTTACTACCACAATAAATGGAAGTTCTACATTCTTATCTTGATTGGAAAATTTCCATGTTTGTGAAAATTCTGCCCATCTTTGTAGGGTAAGTATCCGGTCTATAACATTAACTTTTTTACCATTAGTAACACTTTTTAATTGTTCCTGTACAAAATCTAACATTCCTCTATCTAAATCTGCATGTAACACTGATTTAGGTAGGTATGTCCCATCATCATTAATTAAATTAGCTAATTCTTTTCTTCTATTAGGTGTGGTAATTCCATTATAACCAGTAGGGTAATGGCCCTGGATAGGTCCTGGTGCTATATCTAAACTCTTTTTTATTTTTTTAGGTATTGCCATTATATTCCTTTAAATTCGTTTTCACTCACCCAAGAACATACTATTGTTCTATAAAAAGCTTTATAACCACCAATGGTGTGTTTCATATCTGAAGTTACTCTACCATCATTACTTACTACATAATATCTCATCCTATCTTCTTTTTCAGGATACCCAATATAGTCTCCATAATTTATATCAATATCTAACTCTTCTAAATGTTTTATATATACACCTAATGTCATATTTCCTGGTTCCATCTGATTAACTAGTCCTTTTGCATAACCTTTATTTTGTGGTATATCTATTTTAACATAAGCAGTAAATTCAACTGGTGGTTTGTATCTAATTTCCTCAGGACCAGATTCTCCATATACATCATCTACATCAGACAATCTTTTATCTACTCTAAATAATACTAAAGTAAAATGCATATCACCATGTAACCATTCCATTCCTACATTCTGTTCTAACTGAAAATCTTCAGAACTAAAAAATTTAGATATACGTGTAATAGGTATTTTTTTATTTGCCATATGAGTTTCCCTTTTATTATAAATACAATTTGTCTTTCTTTTCTCTTTTTATTATATTGCCGTATGGAAAATTTTCCTCCAGAGATTAAAGCTAAAAATTCATTAGCTAATTATAATGGGGCCAATAACTATATTATAGGCCTCAAAAATAATATGCTTAATAGTAAAACTTTCACATTAACAAGGTCTCAATCAGACTACATTAATAAAAATTATAGTGAAAAACCTAAAATTGTTAGATTATGGATGGAAATAGATAATTACCTATCTAAAGAACTTATGTCTACTAAATTTTTACAGTCTGCACCTAAATCTATATGGATAGAAAAATTATTATCTGAAACCGATAAAGCTTATCATGTGTGGGGTAAAATCATAGATGTTCACCCTCTTAACTCTTTTTGGGTCCCTAAAAATCAAATTATCCCTAGAGAAAATCCTAATTTAGATGTTGACTTTACAGTTTTTTCACATCGTCCTCCTTTCGAACACCAAAAAGAAGCTATAATTAAATTAGTTTCTAATAAAAAATATATACTCGCAGATGATATGGGTTTGGGTAAAACTAGTTCTGCTATTATGGCGAGTATTGACCTTAAATTAAAAAAAGTATTAATTATATGCCCAGCATCTTTAAAAGTTAACTGGAAAAGAGAGATAGAGAATTATAGTAATGGACATGTAGGTATTGTGGAAGGGAAGAAATGGGAAGATGGAAAATATGTTATTATAAATTATGACATCTTAAAAAACTTTCATTCATTACCTAAAGATGTTGATAAAAAAACTACTATATTAGATTCTAAATTTGACTTAGTTATAATAGATGAAGCTCACTATGTTTCAAATGGTAAAGCACAAAGAACTAAATTAGTTAATAATCTAACAACCAAAATAGAAAGACTATGGTTATTATCTGGTACTCCAATGACTTCCAGACCTATGAATTATTATAATTTATTAAAATTAGTTGGTTCAAGAGTTGCTAATAATTGGATTAATTATGTTAGAAGATACTGTGATGGTAAACAAATTTTTAGAGGGTACCGTAAAGTTTGGTTAACTTTTGGGGCTACTAATCTTGAGGAGTTGAGGAATAAAACTAAGCATAATGTGTTACGTAGATTAAAGGAGGATGTTTTAGATTTACCCGATAAAATCATAACCCCTATTCACATGGAGTTAAAATCCAAAATATATGAGACTGAAATGGGTGAATACTTAGATTGGCAAAGAGAGAATAAAAACCGTGGTCTCAGTATACAATTATCTAAATTAATGAAGGTAAGACAAATAATAGCCTTAGAAAAAGTTAAAGAAACTACACAATTAATAGACCAATGTTTACAACAAGATAAAAAAGTTATTGTTTTTACTAATTTTACGGAACCTTTAATGACATTACATGAAAAATACAAAAAAGAATCTGTTATTTTAAATGGCACAATGAAAAAAGATGCTCGTCAAGAAAGTGTAGACCGTTTTCAAAATGATGACAAGATAAAAGTTTTCATAGGAAATGTAAAAGCAGCTGGAGTAGGGATTACTTTAACCGCTGCAGAAGTTGTAATTTTTAATGATTTATCTTTTGTTCCTTCAGATATGTCACAATGTGAAGACCGTGCATTTAGAATCGGACAAGATAAAAAAGTTTCTTGTATGTATCCAATTTATGATAATACTATAGAAAGAACAATCTATGAAATAGTTAATAAAAAGAAATCCGTTATCGATACTGTTATGGGTGATAATATTAATGAAGAAGATATTCTAGGAGAAATCCTAAATGGTTTGTAAAAACAGACTTTTCCTTATATTTATATATAAAACAATTGTTATGGCTAAAAAAGAATTTACAAAAAAACAACTTAAAGAACAGTTAACTCTATTAACTGAAGGAGGTGCAGCTAATAAAAAGAATTTATCCAAAGCTTATCACGCACTACAGAAATTAAAAGCTATGAAAGGGTCCAAAATAGGAGACAAAATTATAGATAGTGCAGCTCTTAATAAAATTAAAGCTGCATGGCGTCTTATTGAAGATTTATTTGATAAAACAACAGATGAGGATATTACCAAGCAAGAAGATGAAAAAGAAAAAGAGGAGTCAAAAAAAGTTACAGAGAAAAATGAACAGTCTGAAGGTCATGGAAAAATGTATAACGCATTACAAGGTGTAAGAGAAGGTAAGGTTGTTAAGGTTAATGAAGGTACTTTAAAAAGAATTGTAGAACGAGTTATTAAAGAACAAAAAAATGTTAGTTTTGATGATATGCTTAGTAACCTTTCGACAGCTGTTACCAGAATTAAAAAGGTTTCTACCACTGCGTGGAAAAAGTCCGAACCTGCACTTACCGATAAAGAACTTGCAGACGGTAAAAAGAAAGCCGTTACAGAATTAAAGTCAATACTTGATTCATATACTAAATAATCCTCATTTAAACACATATTTTATGAAAGGTCCTTATGGGACCTTTTTTAATACCAACTTCCAAGTATTTATATAGAAAGGATATATTATGCCCGTAACAATTGAACCAGTAAAAAGAGAAAAATTATTTACCCAAATAAGACACTTATTAGGTGCACCACTTAGAGGGGTAGAACTTGAGGACGAAATGTTAGATACAGCTATTGAACTGGCTATACTTGATTATGGTCAGTATGTACAAGATTGGTTGATAGAGAATCAGTGGTCTTCATTATACGGTCAAGACCTAGATGTTATCTCTTTAACTAGTGCCTTTTTAACTAGAGACTTAAGTTTTGAAACTTCATTTACTTATGCTTACTCTAAAATAGTGGGTCTACAAGCTGGTGGACCTTATCAACTTAAACAAGACTATATTAATTTAAGTGCTCACACCCAAATATACGAAATACCTGCTGGTCGTGAAATTAATGAAATTATGTGGTATACTAGAGCTGAACTAAATGAATCTTTTATTGACCCATTCTTAGGTGCCTTTGGAGGCTTTGGTGGTGGAATGGGTATGGGTGGTCCTGGTGGATTTGCTCAAATGGGAATTCAAGGTTCTTATTTCTTAATGCCTGCATTTGATATCTTATTAAGAATGCAAGATAGAAATCTTAAAAATAGACTTATCGGTGGAGAGATGACTTATAGAATTACTGCTGGTGCAGGGGGTGTGCATGGACCTAAATATGTACATCTTATGAATGTCCCTGGTGGAAGATTTGATTTTGGTTCTATTATGGCTAACCAAGAACGTGTGTGGTATTGGTATTATGATTCTGGTCCTGAAAATAGAGATGCTTGTTTGGACGCAAATAAAGATATTGTGTTATTACCTAGTGATGTTACCTTAGATGAAATGACTTTTACTGAACTTAACTCTCCAGCTCAAGCATGGGTTAGACGTTACTTTTTTGCAAAGGCAAAAGAAATGTTAGGTAGGGTGAGAGGTAAATTTAGTGGTAATCTCAAAACTCCTGATTCTGAATTAACTATGGAGTATGCGGACTTACTTACTGAAGCTAAAGATGAAGTGGCTAAACTAGTCGAAGAATTAATGGCTAGACTTGAACGATTAAGAAACGATAAAATGTTAGAAAGAAAAGCCCTTGAAGCTGAAAATTTAAATAAATCTTTAGGATTTAGACCTATGAATCCTGGTTCTATATTTGTAGTATAAAATGGCATTTTTTACCCGAGTAGATTATAGTAGACAATTAAGACAAAGTGGAGATACTACTGGTATTTTTTCTGGCTCTTCTACATTTGAACAAAATGTAACGATTGGTTCAGGATTAACTGTTGGTAACGGTATTACTGGTTGTGGTGATTTTATGGTCTATAAATGTAAGGCTGAGGGACCATGGGAAGAGATGCAAGGTGGTTGTTGTTATACTGCATGTAGTACTGGTTATACTTTTATGGTTGCCCCTTATTCTGCAACCTCTGCGTCATGTATGGTAACCATAACACCATTTTCTGCAATAACAGGTTATAGTGCAGTTCTTGCGATTGGTCAGGCCCCAATCCCTCCGTTAAGTGGAACAAATAGTGCTTTATCTATTAATCCAGGAATTAGTGCGAGTACAGTACAAATAGCTAAATTAGGCCTTGTAGATGCTGGTTTAGTAGGCGGTGTGGTTGATTTGCAAATAGATGAAAATGGTAATGTAGTAAAAGGAGCTTCTTCTTCCTTAAGATATAAACATCACTTAAGACCAATAAATAAAAATAGATATGATACATTATTAGACCTTAAATCTTACTTTTTTAAATATAGAGCAACCGGAATGGACGGTTTTGGCTTAATTGCTGAAGAATTACATGACTTAGGTTTTACTGAATTGGTCCTATATGACGGTAAAGGTAGGCCCGATAATATTGATTATAAACTTTTAGGGGTTGCTTTATTAAATCTTATACAAAATTTATATAAAGATGGTGTTAATTTATATTATGAACCTACTAGTGAAACCGATACCAAAACAAAAGTTATAAAAGAAGACTATATTTCGGATGGTGAACATTTATTAGTAGTAACTAAAGAATGTAAAATAACATTGAATTCAAATAAAGATAAAAAAATAAAAATAAAATCTTTATCTAATATAGAAATATTTCCAGATATTGGATTAATAGATAGTAAGTGGGAGTCTCTAAAATTAGATGGTGATAGTTGTGTTGAATTTGCATTTGTAGAGGAGCTAGACTGTTGGGTGATTGTTGGTTCAGATGGTCTAAAGCAAAGTTAATTCTTTTATAAAATAGTCTTCACTTAAATTCACACTCTTCCAATATTCTGTTTCTTCTGGTGATAGTGTAAGTATTTCTTCTAAAGAATCCTGGTCTCCTTCTTTTCTTGATAGCCCATTTATTAATTTACATTGTGTTTTTGTATAATATTCTCTATCTTCTGGTTTTTTCTGTAGTAGGCTGTCTCTAACCTCTGGTTTAAAACAAACTAATAATGGTTCTATTCTTTTATTAAATGTAGAAATATACCTAGGAACATTATATTCTCCTTTCATTCCATTTTCTAAATCATTTTCTTCTATTAAATAAGAATTTAAAACCACTTCTTCTGTTCCATCTTTTTTCTTTTTTCTTTGTACATCTCCATGTGACATTGCTGTACCATTGTTAACATAATAAATTGTGTCCCCTAGAGAAACTGGGATATTATTTTTAATAACAAGTTCCATATGTGCTTGTCTTGCCATCAAATTACCAGCTTTTGTACGTTGTCCACATCTTTTTTTATAAGATTCAATAGTTTGTTTTATCCTTGCTTTATTAGCGATATTAGCTAATAAAATATCTCTATTATAAATTCTAGTTAAATACTCATAATAATATTCTATAAACTCGTCACCTTTTCCTTCTAAAAGCAACCTTAAACCCTTATCTATAAATTCTTCTAGGTAACCCTGAATCTTCTTAGATTTAATTGAGTTCCCCGTTAACTTAACTGACCCATTAGGTAATAAGAGAGCGTAATTTTTTCTTGCTATATTAATACACGCTGGCCATTGCCCATCACTATCTAACCCCATTTCATCTCTCATAAATAAATCATTATACTCTGCAACATCCGCTTCAGTACCTATATATAATTTATGTTTTTCTACTAACTCATTATTACCAATACCAATATACTCTCTTTCTTCTACATCTTGTGGGCAAGAAAAATTTACCCCATCTGTATCCATCACTAATGGGTCATATCCTTTTTCCCTAAAAAACTTAACCATTTGACGTAAATATTGTCTTGCGGTACATGTAACTTTTTCTCCCATATTCATATCCCCCCATGGAAAAACTTGTGGTGCTGAAAGTGAGCCAAACATTGAATTTATGAAAATCTTAATCGGTAGTTGTTTTCTTCCAAAATCCTCTGATTTCTTTTTATCTTTATCAAAATATTGTGAAGCTAAATTTTTATATTTAATTCTGGTATCTCTAAAATATTTTAACATTCCTTTCATAGCTTCAGTAATGTCACAGTCTGGAAAAACATTATGAACTAACTGAATGGATGGGTATAGAGAACTAAAATCTAATTTTAAAACGTTAGTAGAATAGCCTATTTTAACTAGTCTAGATAGTCCCCCAACAAAAGGTCTTTTATGGTCTTTTTCTGGAATAGCTAAACCTTTGTGATAAGACCAAGCTAACATTAACATTTTCCATAATGTAGCTGTACCCATTGTAGAAACTCTTTCATAAGATGTAGGTACCATACTTGCAAGTAAAAACGAAGCTTGATTAAATTGGCCGTCTACTTCCATGGTCTCCCATAAATCATCCATCAAATATAGTTCTACAATTTCTGCTCCCCCTACTTTTTTATATACTTTAGGGAATCTTTTATCAAGATTATATAATCCGTCGGAACCCACTAATTTATATTTGCCATTTTCAACATTTAAATAGAATTCCTTATTTTCTTTATAGGTGGAAGAAATCTTATCCCCATCTACATATACTCGATTTGGTTTGTGTGATTTAGAGAATTGTGTTATATATTTTAATCCCCAACTTTTTATTTCAGAATTAATAGTTTGTGCACGCCTTACAGCGTGAGCTATGTCTAAAGAATTATATCCCCATATCTTTATTTGTTTATATTTTTCAATTTCAGCTCCTAATTTTAATACCCCCTCATTAATTTTATAACCTTCATTAGGGTTAAGTGTTTTAAACTGGGTGGTGTCCATCTGTAAAATATCAGCTCTTTTAAATAACCAGTTCCAGTCAAAGTTTGATGAATTGTACCCACCTATAAGTGTTGGCTTTAAATTATTTATTATTTCAAAAAATTCATATATAGCTTCCGACTCTTCTAAATCATTATCATCAATTTCTATAACTTTCTCAAACCCTCTATTATCTTTCATACCAATCATAAAGATTCTTCCATCTTCTGGATTTAAAGCAGTAGTCTCTAAATCAAAAACAAATCTATGTATATCATTATATTCTTTAAATCCTTTAAATAATCTTTTTTCTTTTTGTACTAGATATTGTTCTATAGGTGGTAAAATCATAATAACATCTCTATTTTCACTATCCCATGGATTTAATCCTCCTTGTCTAAAAAATGCTACTAAATCTCTATATGTTTTTGTTGTTTTTATTAAATAAGTTAAACCATTATTTAATCTTTTATCATCTCCAGTATATAATTTTTCTATTAATATACCATGCTTAGATATAGCTTCTTTCTGAGCCTCTTTATTGCCACTATAAAAGTTTTTCTTACTTAAATCACCCACCCAACAAAATGGAATAAATGTGTCAGATTCAATAATTTTACCCTTTTCTGGGTCTTCTTTTATTTTATAAATTTTACTAGTTCGCCATCCATATTCTAATGCTACAATATATTTTTCAGGGTCATTACCATGTAAAAAAATTTGTATTTCTTCTGTTGTAGCTTTTTCTATCATATTCTCTGCATTTAATTTTTCGTGATTACCTACAAAGATAAGTAAAGAATTTTAAGTAATCAATAAATTAACAAGGTTGGATACAGGGTTGCCCTATAAAAGATTCGGATATATTAATAAATAAATCTTCTCGGATTGGGACTATCAATTCTGAGCAATTCTGTTCATGAAAATATACAACAAATTGCCCTTCAAATCTACCTGATTTATTAACATCTCTAGATTTCCATTTATAATATATATAATATTCTACTGGTGAATTTACCGAAGTGGGTGTTTTAGCGACTATATAAGCACGGGCATTTAATATTTTAGGAATCCCAGTTTCCACGTCTTTCATTGCGAAGTATATACTTGAATTTGCTAGTTTATCGTGAAAGTTCTGAAAATCGTTTCTTCCATCCTGAACTAATTGCATCTTAAGTATTGGTTCTACTGAGTTTTTCCTAATAAAAAATTCCATATATTATCTTTTATTTATAAATATCATTCCTACTAGTTATGACTACATCCTGTACAACAGTCATCACAATTATTTGCTCCACCAGCAAATACGGTTAAATTATTAACACCTCCGGTAGCACCAAAAAACGGTACGTATGAACTTGGTGCGAGTGTCTGCACCCCAACATATTCATAACATGAATATAAAACTGACCCATTATTTTGCGTTACAGCTCTTTGAACTACTGTTCCTATAGGTGGTGAACCTATAAGTTGGTAGTAATCTGCTGATGCTGCCTCAGTACTGGGAAAACTATCACTTAGTATAGTAACTGGGTACCCAGCAAGTATATATCCTGGTACAGGGTTGGGGCCTTGACAGGCTTTATAGACATGTATGGTAACTGAATTGGTAACAACTGGTTCACTTGAACCGTTATAGCCACAATCAGTACAACCTTTATTACAATTTTTACATTCTTCACAATCAATTAAGCTATATCTGTCTTTATTGATTAAGAAATTATGATAAATTTCATCTGGGGTTAATGGTTTTATATAATACATCATTTGTGAAATACCTCCAACAAACGTACCAGCAAAAAATTGATTTAACATCATTTGGTCGGGCGGTAAATTCTTATGGGTCATCGTACCTCCACTACAATCTGGCATTAAATTTTCTCTAAGTCCGAATGTTCCTCCACCCCAAGACATATTATATGCAACACCAACTTGTGTTTGTTTATTGGTATTTAATTGTCTAGGTATTATTTCTTCATAGTTTTCTACTTTATGAACTCTTCTTCCATTAACATAAAAACTTAAAGTACCTAGTCTATATTCTTTTTCTTCAAACCAACTTTGTATTTGTGCTCCATGACAGTTAAAATCAAAATAAGCGTCTTCTATAAATCTTGGGTATTCATCTTTACATGGTTTAGTTTCTGGTGTTGGGTTAACTGGGTCACACCCAAATGGCCCGGCAGTACTCGCTGCATGGCTACCATATCTTTCAAACTTATCAGTTCTAATTTTAACTAAATCATTAACACCACCATTATTATATATTTCACAATCTTCCAAATAAAGATTTCTATCAAATACAATATCTATCTGAACCCATATTTCCTTACAATTTCCGCTTTGTGTTATAAATTTACAAATAGGTTCAGAATAACTTTCTTCAATTACATAATCACAATTAAATGTTTTACCTGTATTACAAGTTTCACCAGTGGTCACACACTCTCCGGTATATCTAATCGTTCTATACCCTATTCTCATATCATCAGTAAGTCTAACACCTAAAGCGTTACTATAGACATCATATCTACAATCAGGAGATTTATTTTGTTGTGCTAGGGGAACTGCTTTTTCTTCTGTATTACAACATCCTGTAATTCCAGTTAGTGTAGTGCACCCGGACCCTGTTAAATCCAACACTAGGCCAGACCAAAAACTAGAAGCACTATAGAGTGAACTAGCAAAATATTTATCCTCTGCCCTTACACCTTTATAAAAGAAAAATCCTGAGGTACTTGAAGTAATGGGATAATCCATACCAGTTCCATTATACGAACTATAATTTAATGTGTGTATTGGTTGGTCATTCATTGCAGAACCTAAAGGGCTACAGAAAGTGGTAGCACTTCCGAAATTTATAGAACTTGCAGTAGTGGCACTATATATTCTATTCCATCCACTAGCATTATAACAACTCCCATAATAACCACAAATTACACTATTATCTCCAACTGCTGTACAACACTTATCCTCTACTTTACATATACTATCACTTATTGTAGTTAGTTTTAAATAAGTTTCAAAACTCCATCCTTTATTTGGTCGTGTAGGTAATACTTCATATGGGTAACCATATAATTTATAAAATCCTTGGTAAAATCCACCTTTTAGTTCTTGGTAATACCCTGATGCGTCAGATGCATTAAGAATACTGGTATCCGTATACCATTCGTTGATGGCTCCCGTAGTAGGGAATCCAAATGCTTTTACTTGGTGCATTTTAAACCTTTTATCATAAGATGATTTATCAAACTGATTCCAGTAAGGTGAGTCAGTAGGTATGTCACACCATAACTCTATGCACGCACCAGAGGCAACATCTTGTTCAGTAAATAAACCATTATCGGTTGCTGTCCATGCAGCGTCACAAACCTCATAATACCCAGGAGAAACATCATAAGGACAATCACAACAAGACTTTGCTTTAGACCAACTATTCTTACTTAAAACCATAAATGATGTATACCCCGTATTAGAGTTATAATCTGAGGTATTTCCTGTTGGGTACTGAAATGCACATGTTGTGGTAGGTTGTGTAGAACAGTCTGTATCAGCAAGGTCAATCCATACTGGAAGTATGTCACCATTATTATAAGCAGTAATACCAGTCGACCAAACTACATCCGTATTAAAGTCTTTTTCGTCAGACGCTAAAAATAAATCATAATATTCACTATAATTAATTTTACTATCTAATCTATTGAAATAAAAATTATTTAAATTTTGTGTTCCCATGTATTAATAAATACTATTTGATTGGTTTAGATATTTATATATAAAAGGAAAATGAAAAGAACTGAAGCAATTACGTATGTTATTAACAAACTTAAAGTATTAAAAGAGGAACTAGGCGGTGGAAAAAGTATTTCACCTTTAAACTTTCTTACTTTATCTGAAATTTTTAAATTTCAAATAGAACCTAAATCACATCGATTTACCGCATTATGTCTAGACGAAGCTGCAAAAATTAATAATGATGAAAAGCATTTAGAAATGATAAATAGTATATTGCAGGATGAGTTGGAGGGGGATGAAGATGATGGAGATGAAGATGCAGAAGAAGTTAATGAATTATTAGATTTTGATGGTTCTATTCAAAGCAGTAAAATACCACCTGGTTCTGAAACTAATAAAACATTAAGTTCTAAAAAAACAACTGATGATGTTGTAAAAGCTACTAGTCAAGCTGGGACTTGGACTGGGGGTGGCCATTATTTTAAAAGATATTATGGGGAATCAGTAGAAGAACTTGGTGAACATGATATGAGTGAAGTTCTGGGGTTTGAGGATACTGAATTTAAAAATGCTGAAGATACTATAGAGTACTTTGAAAAAGAGCATGATATGGATGAAACAGAAGCTGCGGAAAGAGCGGAATCTATGGGTAAAACAAAAAATTTAGATGAACTGGGGCAACAAAGATTAACTGAAAAAGAAAGATTAAAAAAAATATCAGAAGATAGAGCCCGAAAGATGATTGAGGTCATATTGTCCAAAAAAGATGATGGGCATGAAATTTCTGATGGCAAAAATTCTTTATTAGACATTAAAATAAAACAACTATTAAAACTTGCTTCTGCGGACGAGATGTCGACTGAGGAATTAATTGATAAGATAAAATCATATTAATGAATAGTGATTTAAAAAATGATACTTACGTCTTACCCGACTCTATCTTAGATACCTTAATAACTAATTTAAAGTCTTTAAGTGTGGGGGATAAAGGATATGACAGATGTAAAAATATGGTTAGTGATGGTAGTTTAACCTATCCTCAAGCAAAAAAGTTTAAACATGAATTAGAAAATGAACTAGAAGATGAAGATTATAATGTGGTTGGTGGGGATGATATATTAGATTTCATAAATGATTCTTTAACTCATAGACGGGATGGTGTTCATCGTTCTAAAAAGATTAGACAAAATTCGGGTGAAGAAAATGTTTTTAAAAAACCCCATACTAAAGATAAATCTAAAAACCCAACCAAGGTAAGAAAAATTAAAGTACAAAAAAATAGTGACGAGATACTTAATAATAGAGCTGTTTATGAAGAAATAGACAGAATAAAACAACTTATAAAATAAATAATTATGGCAGATTTTAATCAAAAACAACCAGGTGAAAAATTAACCGAAGAATCAAAAAAATTACGAGAACAAATGTTAGTAAAAAATATTTATCCCGTAAGTGATAGTGAAGGATATAGTCCTAACCACCCTAATGCATTATCTGATGGTGATGATAAAGGTAAAGGTAATTCTATATACTTAGGTGTTTATGGTGATGACATTGGTACTCGTACTGATATCATGGGTAATGGCGAATCTAATACGGGTAGGATTAATAATTTAAAAACCAACCTATATGATAGAGATAATGAATATAGTGCAGGGAATATTGATTCTGGTGAAGGTTATAAACCACAACAATAGTTAAAAATGAAATTATTAGACTCATTAATAGAATTATTAACCGAGAATGTTTCTAATGAAGTAATTAAAGACGCGATTACTAATAAACAGACTTGTGAGTTAAAGTATCTTGACGATGAAAAACTTCCTGAGGGAGCGCAAGCTAGAACTATTCAACCAGTAGCGTACGGTTATTCTCTAAAAGGTAACCCAGTAATCAGAGCATATCAAACTTCTGGCCCATCTTTAAAGGTAAACAAAAAAGGTATCCCGTTACCAGATTGGAGATTATTTAGGGTAGATAAGGTTAAAAGTATGATACCTATGAAAGGTGATGATAGTTTATTCTTGACTTTTGCTGAGCCTCCCTTATATAACCCTGTAGGGGACAATTCTATGAATAGAATGATGTATAACTCAAAATTTTAAAAAATGGCAGATATTTCAACATTACAACAATCATTAATAAACGCTAAAAAAGTGATGGCTAAAGTAAATGATGGGGACTTCACTAAAAGTGGAATCTCATTACCAACTTCTACTTCTACGCCAAATATTAATATGGATAGTGTACAACAACACTTACCTACGCAACCTAATATTCAAGAATCTTTATCATCTAGACCAACCAATCTTAGTCCTAAAGCTAATATGAATGAAGAAAAGATTAAAAATTCAAATTTACCTGAAGCTGTTAAAAAAGCTATGATAAATAATCCAATACCAGACATACCTTTTAATGGTGGTGGAGCTGGTTTAAGTGAAGAATTTTTAAGTGGTGTAAAAACTCAAATGGATAAACAAGGTATTTCTACTTCTGTTCCTTCTACTCAACAATTAATACCTCCAACCAATACAAAAACTAAAAAACTATCATCTAAAAATTTAAAATCTATAATCAAAGAATCTGTAAAAGAACTTCTAGAAGAAGTTGTTAACACTAAAATTAATGAAAATATAGGTGTGAGAACAGATATGGGAGAAAATTTCCAATTTAGAGTAGGTGATAAAGTTTTTTATGGTAAAATAACTTCTAGCAAGACAATAAAATAGTCTTCTTCCTCCTTTGACATATTAAATTTTTCGTGTTATAATTAAACATGGAAAAAAGAAAATATAAAATCTGTGTCTTACCTTCCGACAGAACTGGAGTTTCAAAATTTAGGTCTGTTGACCCCCATACTTATTTACAAAATATGTATCCAGATGAATTTTGGATAGATATAGTCTACGACCCTCCGTATTATGATGATGCTTTTTGGAAAAAATATGATTTAATTCATTATCATCGGAGTATTGGTCCTGATTATGAAGCTTCTAAAGCTTTGGCTAAAAGATTAACTAAATGGGGTATGCCACATATTATGGATATAGATGATTACTGGTTACCCACAACTGACCATCCTGCCCATATGATTGTTAAAAATGGTAAGATTGATGTAAAAATTAAAGAAAATATACAATTAGCTCATGCTGTAACCACAACTACAAAAGTTTTTGCTGAAGAAATATCTAAACTAAATAAAAATGTATATATCTATCCAAACGCTATTGACCATAAGGAAAAGCAGTACGTCCCAAAACCAATTAAAAGTAATAAAGTACGAATTGGGTGGTTAGGAGGTTCTTCACACATAAAAGATTTAGAAATATTAAGCGGTGTAGTTGGTAGGTTGTATAGTATGAGAAAAGACCAGTTTCAAATTGTTTTATGTGGGTATGATTTAAGAGGGAGTATGACTGTTTTTGACGAAAAAACAGGTAAACAAACACAAAGACCAATTACTCCAGAAGAATCAGTTTGGTATAAGTATGAACAAATAATGACCGATAATTATAGAATTATAAATGATGAGGCGTATAAGGAGGAATTACTTTCTTTTAAAAAGAAACTAATAAGTGGTAATGAGGACTCAAATTATAGACGAGTATGGACCAAACCAATTACTACTTATGCTTCTAACTATAATAACTTTGATATCAGTGTGGCTCCTTTAAAAGAACATATCTTTAATAAAGTTAAGTCACAACTAAAAGTAATTGAGGCTGGATTCCATAAAAAAGCTTTGGTATTGCAGGATTATGGTCCGTATACCGTAGATTGTATAAATGCCTTAGAGCATGGAGGAACTATAAATAAAAATGGTAATGCATTAATGGTACCTAAGGTAAAAAATCATAAGCTGTGGTTTCAACATCTTAAGAGATTAATAGACAACCCTTCTTTAGTAGAGGACTTAGGTGAAAAATTATATGAAACCGTATTCCCTCAATATACATTAGAAACCGTTACCATAAAAAGAGCTGAATGGTATAGGGAATTAATAAGAAAATCTTAAAAAATAATAAAATGAATTTAATAAATAAAAAAATATGTATTATCAAGCAATTGTAGCATTCGAAACTGGGGTTATAGACAGTAATGGAGCCCCTAAAGTTAAAAAATTTAAATATATTGTAGAATCTGAATCTGTTTTTGAAGCAACTAAAAGGATTTCACATTACTTATCAGAAGATACTAGAGACTCTGAAATTATCTCATTAGTTAAAGCCCCTTATGAAGATATTCTTCATCCAGAACTAACCCCAAAATACTATAAATAAAATGAAAAAAAAATCTAGTAACACATGGAATAGGATAAAATCTTTAAGTGACAGTCGTAAAGACCCATTTGATGATGATGAATTATTATCTCATTTAGGTGTTGACCCTGATACATTAGATAACTTGGAGGAGGAAACTGTTAAATCTGCAATGGAACAGGTAAAACCTAAAATAAAATATCGAAATGCCTCCAATAACCCAAATTTAATCTATAAATACCTAGACGATAGTGGTATGGATTTACGTGCTAATTTAGATGTTCCAATTATAATAAAGTCTTTGGAGCGGGCTCTCATTCCTACAGGTATTTATTTTGAATTACCTGAAAGTTTTGAGATTCAGGTTCGACCACGTAGTGGATTGGCTATAAAAAATGGCATAACTGTTTTAAATACTCCAGGCACTATAGATAGAGGATATAGTGGAGAAATAAAAATAATTTTAATTAATTTAAGTAAAGAATCCTTTACTGTTAATCATGGTGATAGAATAGCACAAGCGGTAGTATCCCCTGTAATTTCTGGAAGATGGTGTAATTTAATTAAAGTAAATAATTTAAGTATTACAAAGAGAGGTACTGGAGGTTTTGGTTCAACAGGTGTAGAATAATATGGGGCTATCAGTAATTTTTAGTACTAAAAAAATAGAACAAGATTTTATAAAATTAATAAAATCTACTTCTGGTGTATATGATATAGAAATACTACCTTATGAAAATCCTGGTAAGTACTCTTTAAATGAAGTTTATAATATGGGATTAGAAAAATCATCTAATAATATTGTAGTATTTTGCCATGACGATATAAAATTTGACACTAAAAACTGGGGAAGAAAAATATTAAAACATTTTAAGAAAAATGACTCTTTCGGTATTATAGGGGTAGCTGGCACCCGTTACCTATCCAATACGGGTAGATGGTGGGATGACTTTTCCAAAATGCATGGTGCGGTAAATCATGAACATGAAGGTAAAAAATGGTTAACTAGATATTCAAATGACATTGGAATTAGATTAACTGAGGTTGTTTTAGTTGATGGCCTATTTTTTGGTGTTTCTAAGAAAAACCTTAAGTCTCCTTTTGATGAAAGTGTTAAGGGTTTTCATTTTTATGATGTAGAATTTTGTTTTTCTAATTATCTGGCCGACGTTAAAATAGGTGTATGTACGGATATTAGAATAACACATCTATCTATAGGTGTAACTAATGATGAATGGGAAAAAAATAGAATTCTGTTTTCAGAAAAATATAAAGAAAAATTACCTATTAAAGTTAAAAGAATTTTTAGTGATAATGAAAAATTTAATATTTTAATTGCTTCTGAATCTATTACCGAACCATTAATGAAGTTATTACTAAATTTAAAAAACAATAAACATACTATAACTTTTTGTGGTGAATATACTACCCAACAATATAATATACTTAAAAGAAAAAATATTACTCTGTACAAATTAAACTCACCTCCCGGATGTGCTATAGGAGATGGAAAATGGTCAATAAATACCCAAAAAGGGCCTACTCGTTCGGAAAAGAATAAACTATATAAGGTAAAAGAGATTAAATTTGATTTGATTCATTGTACCGATAATAAAATATCAACTTATTTGATGCCTTTTTATCCCAACACACCTGAATTTAAAAGTGATGATGATGAAGGAGTAAAAGGTGAGGTTATAAAAAAATATAAAAAATTATTAGAATGGTAAAAATAATATCTGGTTGGAGTAATCGTGGTGGTTCTACTTTTGTATTTATAAATTTGGTAAATGCGTTAAATGAATCAGGTTACGATACTACATTTTATGGCCCGCATGAATGGCATTTAGATAAATGTAAATCTGGTTTATTAAAAGACTTTGTCCCACATAAAGATGATTCTGTAATAGCCCATTTTTTAAGATTACCACAAAGATTACCAGTTAAAAAATTTGTTTTATCCTGTCATGAAAAAAATATATTTGAGATATCTCAAATGCCTCATATATGGGATGAGGTTGTTTTTTTAAATGAAAAACAAAGAAATTATCATCATGGATATAAGGGCAAATACCGTATTATACCCAATCTAAAAGAACAACTACAAAAAAATTCTAAGTCTCCTGAAACTAAAGGAGTTGTCGGTATTATTGGGTCTATAGACGAAAATAAACAAACCCATGTGTCTATCCATAAAGCATTAAGAGATGGTTTTAAAAAAATTATGTTATTCGGGAATATTACTGACCCTAATTATTATAATAATTTTGTAAAGCCTTTGATTACCGATAATGTGATAGAGCGTGGATTCATAAGTAATAAACAACAAATTTATGATGAGGTGGAAGCGGTCTATCTCTCCTCTAATAGCGAAGTTGCCTCTTTAGTTAAAGATGAATGTGAAACTACGGGAACTAAATTTTATGGTAGTAAAGCTACAGAACATGACATTAAAAATTCATCTAATGAAGAAATTATTACTGAGTGGGTTAAACTTTTAAACTTATGATTATAGGAGACGGATTAATTGCTACAGCATTTGTAGAAAAATATGGTAAAGATAAAAATATAATTATTTTTGCATCAGGTGTTTCTAATTCACAAGAAATAAATCCATCAAATTTTTTAAGAGAAAAAAATTTACTTAACAAAATAATAGGGGAAAATCCTAATATAAAATTTATATATTTTAGTACTATTCTTATAGGGTATAAAAATAGTCCATATTATACCCATAAAAAAGAAATGGAGAATTTAATAAAAAAATCCTCAACAAACTATATTATATTTAGAGTGCCTCAATTAATAGGAAAAAAAGGAAATAATAATAATCTTATTAATTCTCTAGTTAATACACTAAAAAATAAACAAGAATTTAATGTTTATGGTAACGTAAAAAGAGCTATTATTGACGTGGTAGACCTTATTAATTTAGTAGCTTATTGTAAGGATAAAATTACTTGTGCCACTATTAATATCTCAGGTATAGAAAAATTAGCAGTTATTGACTTATACAAAAAAATTGGCTATATTTTGAAGATGAAACCTATCATAAAAATTAAAAAAGGGACTGAAAATGACGGGTGGACTTTATTATCTAGTGCTATTTTTAATGACTACATGAATGACTTAAAAATCGAGTCTACTGGATATACAGAAAAAATAATAAAAAAATATATAAAAAATTAATATATGGTAATCCTAACTGGTTTTTATAATGCAGAAAATTATATCGAGAGGTGTTTAAATACTATAATGAATCAACATTATAAAGATTTTACTTGTTATATTACTCACGACCATTCTACGGATAACTCAGTCAAATTAGTTAAAGAATTCATAAAAAATGATGATAGATTTATATTAGTAAAAAAAAATAATAAAAAATTATACCAGGCTGGAAATTTTGATACTGTTATTCGTAATAATCCTAATATAAAGGATAATGAAATTCTAATAGAGGTAGATGGTGATGATTATCTCCCAGATAGAGATGTTTTTACTAGAATAAATGAACTATATAAAAATGAGGATGTTTGGGTTGCAAATGGTAGCTTTAAATACTCTAATGGGCATCACGGCTTTTCTTCGAGACAAACTGGATTTGATAACTTACGACAGGCACGATTCACTGCCTCTCATATTAGAACCTGGAGAGCTTTTTTATGGAGAAATATAAAAGAAGATGACTTACGAGATGAAAATGGGGATTATTGGCAATGGAGTGGTGACCTATGTTTTATGTATCCAATGTTAGAAATGGCCGGAGAAGAACACTATAGATTTATGACTGAAATAAATTATGTTTATAATGAAGAAAATCCTATAAATGAACATAAAATAGATATGACTATGGTTACAGACTACGCAAGTAGGATAAGAAATAAATCTCCTTATAAAAAATTGGAATTATGAAAAAAGTAATCGTAACAGGAGGTGCAGGGTTTATTGGTTCACATTTAGTGGATAGATTGGTGGGTGATGGCTTAGAAGTTATTGTATTAGATAATTTATCTACTGGGAAAAAAGAAAATGTAAATCCTAAAGCACAATTAGTTATGTGTGACATATCTAAAGCCTGTAGTGATTTTATTCTTCATACTCTAGAAGGGGTTGATACTATCTTTCATTTGGCGGCAACACCACAAGTACAATACTCTATAGAAAATCCTACAGATAATAATAATTTAAACTCTATTATTAATATTTTAGAAGCTTCTCGTTTAAGTGATGTAAAAAGAGTAATATTTAGTAGTAGTTCTGCTTTATATGGGGAACCAGAATATGTGCCCATAGATGAATCTCATCCAGTTAATCCATTAAGTCCTTATGCTTTACATAAATTAGTGGGAGAACAATATTGTAAACTATATTCCAACATTTATGACTTAGACACAGTATGTTTAAGATACTTTAATGTTTATGGTAACAGAATGAATAATGAAGGAGCTTATAAAAATGTTATATCTGTTTTTATAGAACAAACTAAAAATAAAGAAGCTCTTAATATAGTTAATGATGGAGAACAAAAAAGAGACTATGTACATGTAAATGATATAGTAGAAGCTAATATTTTAGCGGCAACACATTTAGAAAAATTAAAAGGGGCTATATTCAATGTTGGGACATCAACAGCTCATTCCGTCAATGAAATAGCATCATTTTTTGGTGGTGAAAAAAAATATGGTGAGAAAAGAATTGAACCCAAAAACTCAATAGCTGAAAATAATAAACTACTAACTACTTTAGATTGGGCCCCTCGTGCTAACTTAAAAGAATGGATAAAAAATTGTATAAAAAGTTAAAAATGAAAGAAATAGATAATATATTACCGTCACTTTTAAGTTATCTTAAAGAAAACAAACCTAAATATCTTTATAATCAAGCATTTGTACCAGGTGAAAGTCAAGTATTGTATTCTGGTCCTTATTGGGATGAAGAAGAAATTATGGCTGCTATTAAAACATTTATTGAGGGTAAATGGGTGGTAGCTGGTGAAAATGTTAATAAATTTGAACGCGCATTTGGAAAATTATTTGGTGCTAAATTTGTTCAAATGGTGAACTCTGGTAGTTCCGCTAATTTAGTTTTAATAGCTTCATTAAAAAAATATTTTGGTTGGGACGATGGTGATGAGATTATTGTTTCTCCTGTGGGATTCCCAACTACTATATCAGTATTAGTTCAAAATAATTTAACTCCAGTGTTTGTAGACATAGAATACACTACACTTAATTTTGATATTACTAAAATAGAGGAAAAGATAACTTCTAAAACAAAGGCAATTTTTGTGTCTCCTGTACTTGGTAATGTACCTGATATGGATTTTTTAACTGAATTATGTGAAAAACATAATATTAAATTAATAGGGGATAGCTGTGATAGTATTGGGTCCAAATGGGATGGTAAACATCTAAGTGAGTATTATGTAGCATGGACCTCATCATTTTATCCTGCTCATCATATTTCTACTGGTGAAGGTGGAGCGGTATGTACTAATATACCTAAATTAAAAAGACTTTTTACTAGTTTTGCATGGTGGGGTAGAGATTGTTATTGTGTTGGGGCCAAAAACTTATTATCTTGCGGTACGTGTGGTAAAAGATTTAGTAGATGGTTAGAATCATATGATGGAATAATAGACCATAAATATGTTTTTACCAATATGGGATATAACTTAAAACCTATGGACTTACAAGGTTCTATTGGTCTAGTTCAATTAAAGAAATTTGAGGATATAGACACCAATAGAAAACATAGTAAAAACACTATAGAGTCTATTTTCCTAAAATACGTAGATGGGATTAAAGGGGTATCGATGTTACCTAAAGCAGATACTTGTTGGTTCGGAACACCATTTATTTGTGATAATAAACAGTTAAAGAATAAACTGGTAGCTTTTCTAGAAGAAAACAAAATTCAAACCAGAAATTATTTTGCCGGCAATATATTAATACATCCAGGTTATAAACATTTAGATGATTTAAGAAACTACCCTAATGCTAATAAAGTTTTAGATAAAGTATTCTTCGTAGGTGCAGCGCCACATTATACAGAAGAAGTGTTTGATTATATAGAAAGTATATTTATGAATAAATGGGAAAATTAAAAGTTTTAATATTAGGTGACGGATTACTGGGTTCAGAAATCATTAAACAAACTGAATGGGATTATATTTCCAGGAAAGAACATGGTTTTGATATTACTGATATAGGCACCTATCACTTACTTACAACTGTAGAATTTGGCTCAATCCAACATTGTAAATATGATGTTATACTTAATGGTATTGCAAATACCAATACTTATAGTGAAGAGAAGGATTCTCATTGGGGGGTTAATTATAAGGGGGTGCACAACTTAATAGATTTTTGTAATAAATGGAATGTTAAGTTGGTTCATATTTCTACTGATTATGTTTATTCTAATTCTGATTCGGAAGCCACAGAAGACACTGTACCAGTTCATTGTAATAATTGGTATGGGTACACCAAATTGTTAGGAGACGGGTTAGTACAATTAAACTCTAAACATTATCTTTTATGTAGATGTACTCATAAACCAAAACCCTTCCCGTATGAGTCCGCTTGGATTGACCAGGTTGGGAACTTTGATTATGTAACAGATATTGCGGAACTTATAATTTCTATGATAACCAATAATTTGGACGGGGTGTATAACGTTGGTACCGAAATGAAAACAATCTATGAATTAGCTTCTAAAACCTCAAAAGTTAAAAAAATATATGCTCCACCACATGTGCCTAAAAATTTATCAATGAATATAACAAAAATGAAAAACGATTTAAAATGAAACCATTTTTTTCAATAGCAATTCCAACCTATGAAATGCATGGTCTCGGTACCGAATTTTTAGAATTCACCTTTCAATCTTTAAGAAAACAAACCTTCCAAGATTTTGAGGTTATAGTATCAGACCATAGTTCTAATGACTCTATTAAAACCCTTTGTGGTGATTGGGAAAAGGTTAAATATTTTAAAAATGAAAATGGTGTGGGTAAATCTTCAACTAATATAAATTATGCAATAAAGCAATGTTCTGGTGAATGGATTAAAATATTATTTCAAGATGATTTTTTATTTAACGATTCAGCATTAGAAATAATGTATAATCATATATTAAAAAATAAAGAAAGTAACTGGTTAATAAGTGCTTGTGAACACAGTAATGATGGAATTAATATGTATAGACCATTTTATCCTAAATGGAATGATAGAATGCATTTAGGGATTAATACATTTAGTTCACCAAGTGTCTTAACATTTAAAAATAATAATGTATTATTATTTGATGAGAGGTTGGTTTGGTTAATGGATGTTGAGTATTATAAAAGAATGTATGATTTATATGGTGAACCATCTTATTTAAATGAGGTTACCATAGTAAATAGAACATGGGTAAATCAAGTTTCTAATATTTTAAATGAAAAAATTAAGAATTATGAGTTGGATTTGGTCACTAAAAAATATGTAAATTAAAAATGGACAAATTTAAAGTATTACTTATGTACCCAAACGAGCCGATGGTTGGGGTTATTCCTAGTAATTTAGCGTATCTATCTGCATGTTTAAAAGAAGCGGGTCATGATGTTAGATTATTTGATACATCATTATACAAATCTATTAGGTATGCTCCCAGACGTGATAACTGGAATCAACAGAAAGAGACAACAAAATCATTTGATTCTGTAAGTAGTCAAGATGAGTTAAGGACTAAAATGGGCCATGTAAAAACTTCTAATGTGGGAGATTATCAAAAAATGCGTGAGACTAGTCCTCACAGCGATTTTGCAGATTTGGTGGAAGACTGGAAACCTAATTTAATCGCCACTACAACAGTTGATAGCACAATAGAATTTACTTGGGAATTTATAGAGGAGATTAGAGGGAAGAGGCCTAAAGTAATAATGGGTGGAGTAGGAGCTACATTTAACTATGACAGAATTTTAAATTCTGGGTATGTTGATTATGTTAATGTAGGAGAAGGAGAAGGTTCTTTACCTGAATTATGTGGAAGATTGCAACGTAATGAAGATTGTTATGATATAAAGAATATATACCTCAAAGGTCCAGATGGTAAGATAATTACGAATCCTCAACGTCCTAGGACGGATATAGATGAATTGCCGATGCCTGATTTTTCTATATATGAAGAACAACGATTCTATAGACCATTTATGGGTAGAGTGGTAAGAATGGTACAAATTGATTGGGATAGAGGATGCCCATACCAATGTACATATTGTGCAGCACCAGCAATTGTAGCCAATAATAGAAAGGAAAAAATTGGAAATTATTATAGGGTTAAGAATGAAGATAAAATATTCGAAGAAATGAAATTCTTAATTAAAACATATAGTCTAGATTTTATGTATATTAGTTCTGAAACGTTATGTATTATCCCATGGGAGAAATTTAAACGATTAGGTGAGAGATATATTAAAGAAATAGGATTACCATTTTGGTGTCAGAGTAGATTAGATAGTTTTACAGAGGAAAGAACAGAATTATTAAAAAGAATGGGCTGTCAATCAGTATCGGTAGGCCTTGAGCATGGAAGTGAAAAAGTGAGAATGGGAATATTAAGAAAACAATTAAGAAATGATAAAGTATTAGATGGGTTTAAAACTCTTGCAAAATATAATATCCGTCCCACTGTTAACAGTATGATGGGACTTCCAGATGAAACTCGAGAAGAAGTATTTGAAACATTAGAATTAAATAGAAAAATTGCAAAAATATTAAAAGGTAATCGTAATCTAAATATTTTTACATTTGTGCCATTCCACGGAACAGCTCTGCGAACAATGTGTATAAATAAAGGTTATGTGAATCCAGAGGAACCAATACCATTTTCTTTCTATAAAGAAAGTATGTTAACTATGCCTCAACTATCAAAAGAAGAAATTGCTGGATTAGAAAAAACTGCTCATCTGTACATAGAATTACCTAAATCATATTATCCTAAAATAAAAATAGCTGAAAAGGATGATAAAAAAGGTAGAAAAATGTTTGACGAACTAAGTAATATTTTCCAAAAAATAAAGGCAAAACAGGACGATGCATTAAATGTTACTGTTGAAGAGGACCATTTAAGTAGCCCAATGGTTAATTTTGGTGGGAAAATAGATTTGACAGGAGATTATTAGAATAATATGTTTATAATACCTAGTAAATATGTCCCAGATGTAAGCCCCTTATTCAAATGTGTTGAATCAATAACAAAATTTCATCCGACAGAAAAAATAATTGTGGTGGATTCGTATTCTGATGATGATTCATATTTAAAAGACTTTGAGAAGTACGATAATGTAATCGTATCAAAATATAAAAATAAACATTACGAATGTGGTGCGTTGTACTATGCTTATAAAGAATTCCCAAATGAACAATTCTATGCTTTAATTCAAGATTCAATTATCCTAAAAACTAATTGGAGTGAATTTATTCATGATGATATAACTTATAATCTGATGTGGTTTCAAGAAGCGGGTCCATTTTTAGAGCCCCAATTTAACTACCTTAAAGAGGTATTAGAAAAAACCGACTATCTTCCTCACGAAAATACTGGCCATAAAGGCACATATGGTATGTTAGGGGTATATAAAAAAGATGTTATAGAAACTTTTATTAATAAAGGATTATTAGAAGTGTTATTACCAATAGATAAATTCGGTTCTCAGATGACTGAAAGAATTGCCGGTATATGTTTAACACAAGACGGTCAAGATATAGTCACCAATTCTATCGAAGGTGATTTTTTATCCAAAGTTTCTCAACTAAATAATCACGAATTAAAATATTTTAAAAAATTCTATATGGGAAGACAATAAAATAGTCTTCTTCCTCCTTTGACATATTAAATTTTTCGTGTTATAATTAATGATATAAAATTAAATAAACAAAATAAAAAATGAGCAAATTCGAACACGTAAAAGATAAATTTATTAAAGCATCACTAGAAGATTATAAAGAAGTTATTGATAAAGCAAAACCAGATAACTTATCTGTAAGTAATTACAGGGTAGAAAAACCATGGGGTTATGAATTGTGGTTGGAGTTAAATGAATTTTATGCTTATAAAGTTATTCATATGGAAAAGGGTAATAGATGTAGTTTACAATCTCATGATTACAAAATAGAAGCAAACTACGTTATTGAGGGTGAAGCAGAAGTACTTTTAGAAAATGATGAAGGGGTTATGGAATCAAAAATATACACGGTTGGAACTGGCTGGACTGTACCTTTAAATAGAAAACATAGAGTCGTAGCCAAAGAAAGTTATACAGCGTTAGAAGTATCAACCCCTCATCTTAACGATGTAGTAAGATTTGAAGATGATACAAATAGAGCGTCAGGTAAAATAGAAAGAGAACATGGTGTTAAATAAAACCATATATTGTAAGATATGTAATAGAGATGTAGAATATTGTACTGATTATGTCGGTGACAAACATTCTCTAGTTAAGTTTTGTAATATTTGTGATAGTAGGATAGAGGAGGATTATAAATTTTGTATTCTAGCAGCTGGAAAAGGTAGTAGAAATACTACTGTAGAAGGTCTTCATAAAGCTTTATTACCATTAGAAAATAAAGCAGTAATTTCTCGTATAATAGACAGTGTACCAAAGGAAATAGAGATAGTAATCGCATTAGGGTATAAAGCGGAACAAGTAAAAACTTATATAGAAGAAGTTTTTCCTAAAAGAGATATTACATTTGTAGAAGTAAAAAATTATGATGGTCCAGGTTCAGGACCAGGATTAAGTTTACTAGAATGTAAAGAACATTTACAAACACCATTTATATTTACTTCAGCTGACACTCTGATAGAAGAGAACTTCATATTTGACACATTAAAAGAAAATTGGCTCGGTACTTCTCATGTTAATATGGAAGATTCTTTAAAATATTGTTTAGTAAAAGGAAGTAAATATTTAGATAGACTATATTATGGAACTGGTAATATAGCATATATAGGATTAGCTGGAATATATGATTATAAATCATATTGGAAAAATTTGGAAAACCACAATATCATTAAAGATGAATACCAGGTTATTCATGGTTTTGATGAGTTAGATAAGGTAAAATTAGTGAACTTAACATGGTATGATACAGGTAATAATGAATCTTATCTTGAAACAAGAAAATCTTTTACTAATGAAGTGGTGGCGATAAAAAATAAAGAAGCTCTTTTTATTGATAATAAAAAAGTAATAAAATACTACGATAAAAAAGATAAGGCTTTAAAGAGAATTGAGCGAACTAAGTATTTAAATAATTGTTCTCCTAAGGTAATGAAGTTAAATGATAACATGTATTCTTATGAATATATCGATGGTAAAATGTTATCTAATATTTGTGATGAACATACATTAAAAAAATGTTTAGATTTTTTCTACGAAACTTTTGGTAAAGACGAATATAATAAAACTAAAAAGTTTGCCCGTGACTGTATAAGGATGTATAATGAGAAGACCTTTAACCGAATCAAAATATTTGAGGGTACTGGTCTTGATAAAATTAAATATATAAATGGTGTAGAAGTACAACCCATCAAAGAAATGTTAAATAGAGTAGATTGGGAAAAGATATACTCTAATGCTATACCAGCTAGATTTCACGGAGATTACCAACCAGAGAATATAATATATACGGGAACTGAGTTTAAACTAATTGATTGGAGGGAATCTTTTGGTGATGATTTAGAAATAGGTGATTTATATTATGATTTAGGTAAATTACATCACGCGTTAACCATAAACGGCCAAGAGGTGTTAAAGAATAATTATGGGTATAAAATTAAAAAGGATACATGCACAGTTAATTACAGTATAAAAAGTAATTTATTAACTTTACTAGGGTACTTAGAAGATTTCTGTAAAGAAAAAAACTATAACTGGGGTAACGTTGAAATATTAAGTATATTACAGTATATTAGTATATCTTCTCTGTATCCAGAGTTTCATAATGGAGATTATGGAAGATTCCTATTCTTATTAGGAAAATACCAGCTAGCAAAAAAATTAAATATACGATGAAAGACTTAATAAGCACCTACAAAAAAGAATCTGCCGACGCCTTTATATCAATTAAAACAGAAGATATAGAAGCATTTGTAGATTTAATTATTGACGCTTATATTAATGAAAAAAAAGTATTTGCGTGTGGTAACGGAGGTAACGTAGCATCAGTACAAAATTTAGTATTAGATTTAAATATGCATCCATTTGTGTCTGAAGATAAATCACAAAGAAAGGGAAAAAGAAATAAGTTTCATGCTATTAGTTTATGTGAGTCAACCGCGGCAATTACTGGAATAGCTAATGACTTAGGTATGGATAATATATTTGTAGAACAATTAAAGTATCAAGCAGGAAAGGGTGATATATTATTTGCAATGTCAGGTTCGGGTAATTCTAAAAATATAATAGAAGCTTTAAAAATAGCTAAAAAATTAGGGATGGTATGTGTGGTAATGACACGAAATAATAACACCAAATCAGACGATTATGCTGACCTTGTTCTCAGAATCACAAGTGATAAATCAGTATTCCCTGGACAAACAGGAGGGAACAATAATAACTTCCATTATGAAGATTGTATCTCTAAAGTATCACATATCGCAGTAGGAATATTAAAACAATACGTAGAAAATGAAAATTAATCCAAACAAATTAAGAAAATATGTTTTAGATATGGTCTATGAAAAACAATCAGGTCATATAGGAGGTAGTTTTTCATTAGCAGAAATAATAAAATATCTATATGAAAATTTTAATTTAGTAGAACCAAATAAAGATAAATTAATTCTATCTAAAGGACATGCAGTACCTATCTTATATGCTGTATTATATGAATTAGGTTTAATTGACTCTCTTGAAAATTTTAGAGAGGTTGATTCTCCTTTACAAGGACATCCAGATAAGGAAAGATTATCTTTGATACATGCTACAACAGGTGCCTTAGGACAAGGGTTGAGTATAGCTATCGGACATTCTTTAGCGTGTAAAGCTAAAGAATTAGATAATAAGATTTTTTGTATATTAGGGGATGGTGAAATACAGGAAGGACAAGTATGGGAAGCATTCATGTTAGCTCCTAAATATGAATTAGATAATTTAGTATGTTTTATAGATTATAATAAAGCACAGAATGATGGTTATGTAAAAGATATCTTAGATATGGGAGACCTACAGTCAAAAATTAAAGCCTTTGGTTGGGAAACATATATTATAGATGGTCATAGTCTAAAGGATATAGATTATCTATTATCATCATTGAAAAACCGTAAAAAACCAATTTGTGTAATTTTAGATACTATAAAAGGTAAAGGGGTTTCATTTATGGAAGACCCGGAATGGCATGCAAAAGCCCCCAACGAAGAAGAATATAATAATGCATTAAAAGAATTAGGATATGAAAGCGACTAGAGATGGGTTTGGTGAACAATTAGTTTTATCTGCAAAAGATAACGAAAATATTATAGGTCTTAGTGCTGACCTAGGAAAAGCAACCAAAATAAATCAATTTGGAGCGGTTTATCCAGAGAGACTATATGAAATGGGTATCGCGGAAAATAATATGATTGGGGTTGCGTCCGGACTTTCAGAATATGGGTATAAAGTATTCTTAGCGTCATTCGCATCCTTCTTAACTGGTAAATATGATACTATTAGATGTTCTATAGCGTACTCAAATGTACCATGTATCATAGTAGGGACACATTGTGGTATGGCTATAGGAAGAGATGGGGTAACCCAAATGGGGTTAGAAGACTTAAGTTTAATGAGGTCTTTACCAGGAATGGTAGTGTTAAATCCATCTACATATAACCAAACTAAGTCAATTGTAAAATATTTGTGTGATAGTGAATTAAAAAACCCACATTATTTAAGACTAGGAAGACAACCAGTTGATGAGTATTATTCAGAAGATGTTGAATTCACTCCAGGTAAAGGAATTGTAGTAAGAGAAGGAAGAAAGGCCGTAGTATTCTCTACAGGTTGTGTATTACCTGATGTATTAGCAGCAACAGTAGATTTAGATATAGCAGTTATTGATATGCCGACTATCAAACCTTTAGATAAAAAAATAATAGAAAAATACGGTGATAAACATATTTTTACAGTAGAAGACCATTCAATAATCGGAGGTTTGGGTTCGAGTGTAGCGGAAGTCATAGCAGAAGAAGGATTAAAAGGAAAATTACATAGAATTGGTGTTAATGATATATTTCCAGAATCTGGATTACCAATAGATTTATATAACAAATATGGCTTAAGTTCTAATAAGATTAAAAAAAGAATATTAAGTGAATTGGGTTAATAAAGATACCGAACTATATTGTTCCTTCGCAAAAAAAGCAGGCAATACAGGATGCCAAATGATGAACTCTGCTTTTTATTATCATAAATTAAATAAAATTTATAAATCATTCTCAGTTGATTCCGTAGGAGAAGCTATAAATGCGGTTAAAACTTTAGATATAAAAGGTTTTGCTATTACTATGCCATATAAAAAAGAGGTGCTAGAATTTGTAGATGATATGGAAGAATGTGTAAATTATATAGGAGCAGCAAATACAGTAATAAATACTGATGGTCATTTACATGCATATAATACAGATTATTTAGCAGCAAAGGATTTTTTGAAAGACTATAATGAAAAGGTTTTCTTTAAGAATCCATATATTCTAGGAGATGGTGGGTACGCCGCTGCAGTTAAAGCAGCATTTAGACATCATAGTATAGAACCTACAATAATTACTAGAAAAAACTGGAAGGATATTAAGGATATAGAAGATGGTTTAATATATAATTGTACTCCATCTCAAAATTGGCCAAGAAATAAATCAAATACACTAATAGATTGTCAAGTAAATACAATAACAGGACATAAATTAGCTAAAATACAAGCAAGTCATCAATACAAACTGTATACCAATTTAGAATTTCCTTTTTAATTATGAAAAAAAATCCAAGACCAAAAACAATATTTTGTGATATAGATGGGACATTAGTTAAACAGAATGGTAATCTATCTAAACAATTAAAAACCCCAATGGAGTTATTGCCTGGTACAATAGATAGGTTAACGGATTGGGATAGGAAGGGATATAATATAATTTTAACTACGGGACGAAGAGAGTGTATGAGAAAAATGACTGAAGAACAATTGGCTGCCCTTGGAATTTTCTATGACCTATTAATTATGGGTCTTGGTGGGGGAGAAAGAGTTTTAATCAATGATAAAAAACCAAATTCTGATGATGAAACAGCATTCGCATTTTCACTAAAAAGAAATCTTGGTCTTGAATTCTTAAAAAACATTTAGTCTTTGTGATTAATTTAGAAAATATAACATTAGTATGCATAACATCTATTAAGATTGATAGGGCAATTAAAGCATTAAAATATAGTTATAGAGGTATTAATTTCGGTGAGGTTTTATTATTTACTGATAAAGAAGTAAGTCTGCCTCCTGACATAAAAACCATAAATATAGCTCCATTAGATTTAGTAGGGTATAGTCATTTTATTGTTTATGAATTACATAAGTATATTAATACTGATTATGTGATTATAATTCAAGATGATGGATTTATAGTTAATCCTGAAAAATGGGATAATAAATTTTTAGAATATGATTATATTGGTGCTCCTTGGGCGTTACCTCACGATAATTTTTCATTTAGGGACCCTTTTGGGAATATAATTAGGGTAGGTAATGGTGGATTTAGTCTTAGGAGTAAAAAATTACTTTCATTAGCTACCGAATTAGGGTTAGAATGGAAACCTTATTTTGGTTACTATAATGAAGATGGTTTTTTTACTTGTCACAATAAACATATATATGAAAATAATGGTTGTGTTTTTGCTACCTTAGATATAGCTAAATATTTTTCTCATGAAAATATGATACCAGAAGTAGATGGTATAGTGCCTTTTGGATTTCATGGGAAAACACATAAATATTCCAATTTAATATGATAACATTAAGTACAATAATATGGGAAAAGAATTTTGATGATATTTTGTCTCCTGATTCTTGGTTTTTCAAATTTAGCTCAGATTTAATAACAACTAAATTATTAATAATTAGTAATGTTCCTTCGGTAGATAAAACATTAAAAAAAATAGCTACCTTACATCAACACCATAAATTCGATGTAGTATGGGTTAAAGACATAGTAGACGAAGTAAAAAATACATATAATTTATCTATGGATGAAAGTACTGTTGGTTACCACTATACTATACCTTTTTTTGTAACACTAGAGAGTACTAATACCAAATTCTTACTTTGTATTGCAAATGATTGTATGGATGATATATTTGTAGATGATTATTTCTTAAAACAATCTATAGAAGAATTAGAAACCAATCCTTTATGTTTTACTACCGGAGTTGCATGGAATAAAAATAATGCCTCTGTACCTTTTAATAATAAAACTGTAGGGGAACATGAGGAAGATGAATTATTAAAAACACATAAAATAGATACTATGTCCACTAACTTTACTTATTCATTAGGTTTTTCAGACCAGTTTTGGTTAGGAGCAACCGATGCCTTAAAATCTATTGACTATCATCTAGCTGAATCTTACTCTTCTACATACCACGGACCCACTTACGGTGGTAATTCTTTTGAAAAAAGATTAGTTGCTCACCATAATTTCAAGAAGGTATATAGATGTATATGTAAAGGTAATCAATATTATATACATGATAAAATAATATAATTATGAATAAAGAAATTGTAATTGCAGCATATGATAAAGATTTATCTTGGTTATCTACAATCGATGATAATATAAAAAAAACTATATATCGAAAAGGAAATTATAAACTAAATGATGGTGAAATTAAGTTAGCTAACGTTGGTCGAGATGTTCATACTTTTTTTAATCATTTATATTTAAACTACGATAATTTATCAGATATAACTTTTTTTGTTCAAGATTATCCTTTCGACCATTGGGAAGATTTGATAGACGTAATAAATAATGATACTTGGGTTGAACAATGTGCCATAAATATAGGTGGTTATTATGGGTTTCATTTTAATACTAACCAACCGAACACCCCTATAAATCTTAAGATGAGTGATGGTTCACCTACACAAATTACTGTAGGTATGATGTGGGGCCTATCACCATCACAGCAATTTGATTCTGGTAATGTGTTGGTTTGTAATAGAGATGGCACCCCTCAAGATACTAGATTTTTAAATTCCATGAATCTAGATGATTCGTGGAATATGTTTTTCAATGGGACCCCACCCACTTATTATGAATTTGTACCTGGAGGGCATTTTGGTGTCACACAAGAACAGGTACATTTAAGAGATAAAGAATTTTATAAAAAAATAATAGATATTCTAGAAACTGACATTAATTCACCTTGGGTTATAGAACGTCTTGAATGTTATTTATTTAACCCACAATTTATAGAGTATGATAACAACTAATTTAACTGGTAATCTAGGAAATCATATGTGGCAATATGCTGTATGTCGAACTATTGCAGAAAAGCTAGAGTATGACTGGGGAATAAATCCTATTCCTAGTCATGATTATTTCAACGGTAGTAACCAAATGGCATTTATGGATGTAGATTTTGGTAAAGAAATTAATGGTATAGTTAATGAATATCATGAGCCCTGGAAAACTTTAAATCATATAGATATGGTAAATATAACAATGTTAAACCCTACATTATATGAAATAACAGATAATACTATTATGTTAGGGGATAATGGAGCTAAGGGAGGTATATACCAATCTGAAGATTACGTCTTAGATAGGAAAGACGATATTAAAAAATGGTTTACTATTAATTCTACCCATAAAACTAAATATGATGAGAAATTAAAGGAATTAGGCGTGACTTTAGATGATAATACCTGTATTATTAATTTTAGAGGAGGAGAATACCGAGGTATCCCTAATGTGCTACTTAGAAGAGAGTATTGGAGGGACTCTATAAATCATATGATTGGGTTAAACCCTAATATGAAATTTTTGGTTATTACTGATGACCCTACTACGGCTTCACAATTCATGCCTTTTGAAATTAGGTGTATTCATGTGGATGTAGGTTTTGATTATTATTGTGTTAATCAAGCAAAATGGTTAATTATCTCTAACTCTACTTTTGGTTGGTGGTGTGCTTGGTTAAACGAGGGATGTATAAAAATTATAGCTCCTAAGTATTGGGCGAGACATAATATTAGTGATGGTTATTGGGCAACAGGTGACGCTTACACCTCATGTTTTAAGTATATGGATAGAGAAGGTAATTTATCTGATTTTGAGACATGTAAATCCGAAGCATTAAATTATTATAAATTAAAAAATATTATTTAACATGGGAAAAATATACGATTGTTTTAACTTCTTTAATGAACTAGACCTTTTAGAAATGAGATTAAATATTCTATATGATTATGTAGATTATTTCGTGATAGTAGAGTCTACAGTGACCCACTCGGGACAACCTAAACCTTTTTATTTAGAAGAAAATAAAGAAAGATTTGCTAAATTTGCAGACAAAATTATAAGTTACAAAGTAAGTGACACACCTAATGATTTTATGAATTTACCTAATACAGGATTTTTTGATTCTGAATTAGATAAAATCCAGGGATATATTCGTACACAAACCAATAGATTTAATAGGGCTACTCAGATAGATTACGGTAGAGATTTCTTCCAAAAAGAATCAGTTAGAAGAGCATTAGTAAATTGTGATGATAACGATATCATTATTATTTCAGATGCTGATGAAATTCCTAACCCAGAAATACTAAAAGAACTAGATACTCTTGCCTTAGAAAACACTATATATTCTTTAGAACAACCAATGTATTATTATTATTTAAATGTGTTAAAAGATAACAACTGGTGTGGTTCCAAATTAGGATTATATAAAAATATAAAAAAATTATCTTTCAATGAAATTAGAGGAGATGAATCATTAACAACCAAACTAGTTAATGGTGGGTGGCATTTTAGTTTTATGGGTGGTGAAGAGATGGTAAGAACAAAAATAACTTCTTATTCTGCAAGAGATTTAGCAAATGAACATGTATTAGCAAATATTAAAACAAATATAGAGAATGACCAAGACGTATTTTTTAGAGGTGCATTAACAAAAGTAGATATAGATGAGAGCTATCCTACACACATTCTAAATAACTTAGACAAGTATAGTAAAATGATTAAAAAATAAAATATTGTGATAATTTCTAAAATACTAGGAGGCCTAGGGAACCAAATGTTTCAATATGCATACGCTAGAAATCTATCAATAGTAAATGGTACTAATTTCTATTTAGATACCACATTTTATAATAACCAAACAGGGGTCACACCTAGAGAATTTACTTTATCTAAATTTCCTAATATTACTATGAACTTAGATATCCCCCAATCTTTACCTTCTTTAACAACAATAACAGATAATTTTATATATGACCCAAATAATATCCCCACAGAAAATTCTTTACTAAGTGGGTATTGGCAAAGCGAGAAATACTTTAAACCATCTAAAGATGTTATAATTCAGGATTTTTCACTAGATTCTATAACACACAAAAAATTAACCACAAAATACCCAAAAATTAATGGTAATAATATATCATTACATATTAGAAGAGGGGATTATCTACACCAAACTGATTTTCACCCAGTACAGAGTATAGATTACTATAAAAAAGCTTTAGATATATTAGGTGACTATGACAATATTTTTGTGTTTTCGGATGATATACCGTGGTGTAAGGATAATCTTACTTTTAATAATATGGTATTTGTAGAAGGTAATGTAGATATTGAGGATTTGTGGTTGATGTCTTTATGTGAGAAAAATATAATCGTTAACTCCTCTTTCAGTTGGTGGGGTGCTTACTTAAATACTTCTGAAAATAAGATGGTGGTCACGCCTAGTCAATGGTTTGGTCCTCGTGCTGGTTTAAGCGCGAATGATATCATACCGGATGAATGGCATAAAATTAATTAAAAAAATAAATTATGAATTTTAAAAAACTTAAAGAACTAACTATACAATACCCAAATAATCAAGAATTGGCTGAGGTAATAAGAAATATGGTACGAGATGAAGAAGAAACTGTACTTAATACAGATTCTCCTTATATTTACGAAAGGAATCCTGATACTGGAGAAATTTTTAGAAGAAAGTGTGGTGATTATGATTCCCCTAGGGAGTGTATCAATCCAGAAATAAACTCAGTACCATATATAAAATATGAAAAATAAAAGAATTATAGTACTAGGTGCGGGTGGTTTTATCGGGGGCCACCTATGTAATAAATTACAAAAAGAAGGCCATTGGGTTAGAGGTGTAGACATTAAAAGACATGAGTACTTTGATAAAGTAGGTGATGAATTTATTTTAGGTGACTTAACTGACCCTAAAGTTGTGGAGTTGGTAATCGAAGAAAATATAGATGAGGTATATCAGTTGGCAGCAGATATGGGGGGTGCTGGTTATATTTTTACTGGAGAAAATGATGCAAATGTTATGCATAATTCTGCTTTAATAAATTTAAATGTGGCTTATGAGAGTGTGAAAAAGAGTGTTGGGAAGGTGTTCTACTCTTCTTCAGCGTGTATATACCCAGAATATAACCAACTAGACCCAACTAACCCTAACTGTAGTGAAGATTCGGCTTATCCAGCTAATCCTGATTCTGAGTACGGCTGGGAGAAGTTATTTAGTGAAAGACTGTACCTCTCTTTTATGAGAAATCATGGTTTAAATATTAGAATAGCCAGATTCCATAATATATTTGGGCCACAAGGTGCATGGACCAATGGGAAAGAAAAAGCCCCTGCAGCAATGTGTAGAAAAGTTTCTGACGCTCAAGAAGGAGACAGTATAGAAGTGTGGGGTGATGGTTTACAAACACGTTCTTTTCTTTATATAGATGAATGTCTGGAAGCAGTGGATAGACTTATGAGGTCAGACTTTAGTGAACCTGTTAATATTGGTTCTGAAGAAATGATAAATATAAATGACTTTGCTCAATTGGTTATTAATATGTCTGGTAAAAATCTATCAATAAACAATATTTACGGACAAGAATTCATTAATAAGTATGGATTTGCGTGCCCACAAGGAGTAAGAGGTAGAAATTCTGACAACACATTTTATTACGAAAAAATTGGGTGGCGCGTATCTAGACCTTTAAATGAAGGAATGGAACAAACATACAAGTGGATTAATTCTGTAAATAAAAAAGTTTAAATGGGAAAGAGGAGTAAAAAGTTAAGTAGAGAAGAGCAAGCGGAAGTAGAAGAGTGGATTTATCAAAATAACACTGAAGAAACTAGAATGACGGACACTATGACTATTCGTGTTAAGTGTAAAACAGAAAATCAGAAATCGTTAGTTAACGCAATTAAAGAAAAAGAAGTTATCATATGTTCAGGTCCGGCTGGTACCGGTAAAACATTTCTTGCTTGTGCAGAAGCATTAAAATTAATTAAACGGTTCGCTAAATATAGAAAAATTGTAATAGTAAAATCGGTAACAACACTCAAAAACGAAGAAATTGGTTTTTTAAAAGGAAATTTACGTGAAAAAATGGAACCTTTTATGTTTTCTTTTGTACACAACTTTGAGAAGTTAGTTGGGCAGGCTATAACATCTAGATTAAGAGAGTTAAAAACTATCGAGGAAATACCTATAGCGTATATGCGAGGAATTAATTTAGATAGGTCAATAATCATTGTGGATGAAGCACAAAATATATCTCAAGAAAATATGAGAACTATAATGACGCGATTAGGAAAAGATTCAAAAATGATATTTTTAGGAGATGAAAGACAACAAGATTCTAAAGGTAAAAATGGGTTGACCTTTTTGATGAACCACTTTGCTGATATAGAAGAAATAGGCTGTATACAATTTACCAAGGCAGATGTTGTAAGAAACCCTTTAATAGCGAAGATAGAAAGAGTATTTGATTCTTTACAAAAAGTAAAACAATAATTAAATTTAGATATGGTAATTAGTATAAGTATAAATGGTGTTATAAGAGATGTATTATCTAGGTTTGAGCATGTGTATGAAAAATATAATGGTAAAGAGGTACTTTCTCCAGTTATAACCCCTAATTTAATGGAATACGTGGAATTTAAGGATGCTGAGGAATTATTAGAATTTTTATATGATGAAGCACCTATGGAAATATTTGGGCAGGCTAAAGAAATAGAAAATAATATAATTTCTTACCTTGGGGAACTTTACAAAGAAATGCCTAATAACTATATATTAAAAATAGTTAGTGACGACTTTGGAAAAGCGAAACCTGCAACCTTCTGGTTTTTAGCTAAATATGGGGTTGTATGTGATGAAATTATTTTCTACACCACAAAAACTATAAATACCCTTTGGGAAAACACTGATATCTTTATAACATCAGATAGTGATATTATAAAGTCTAAACCAAAAGATAAAAAATTGATAATCGTAGATAAATGTTATAATGAAAATATGGTTAGTGATTTGAGAATAAAAAGTATAAAAGAAATAAAATCATTTGAGGATGCCTATAAAGAAAGTATTGTCGTCTAGTAATCTGAAACTCAAAGTAGGTTCAGAACATCTTTACTTTGATGTTGATGAATTTATGAACAATGTAGGAGTATTGTCTAAGGATAATAAGACTATGGAAATAAATCTGCCTAAATTTGAATTTTTTAAAGCTATGGTAGATACAACATGTGGAATTGTAGAAGATATTGATGAGACTTTGGGGGTCGTTTCAATGAACAAGCTACCTCTATCTTACAAATTAGCTTTAAACACATTAATAAAATATAATATAATTAAAAAACTATAATTATGGAGACGGAAAAACAATTATCCCAGTTAAAAGCTGGATTAAATAAAATGGAAAATAAAGAAGCTAAAATTTATTTTTTAACTCAAGATACTGAAGGTCGTGCAATTGCTTCAGTAAATTTAAATTATCAATATGTAAAATATCTAAATGAAGCGGGCTACAACGCTTATATTCTTTATGAGAAAAAAGATTATAAGGGTGTTGGTGACTGGTTATCTAACGAATATGTTAATTTACCTCATGCAAATATAGAGGATGGTGAATTAAAAGTTGGGCCACAAGATTTTGTGGTGATACCTGAACTATATAGTCATGTATTGGAACAGATAAAGGATATGCCTTGTTCTAAAATAATCCTATGTCAAGCATATGATTATATTTTAGAAACTTTACCTCCGGGGTTTGGGTGGATTAATTATGGGATTAGAAAATGTATTACTACTACAGAATCACAAAAAGAATATATTAAAAACCTATTTCCCAATATAGAAACTACTATAATACAGCCTTCTTTCCCGGACTATTTTAAGCCCACAAAAAAACCTAAAAATCCAATGGTTGCTATACATACTAGAGACCCTAGAAACACTATGAAAATAATTAAAGAATTTTATATAAAAAATCCACAATTTAAATGGATTACATTCCGAGATATGAGAAATATGAGTAGAGAAGAATTTGCTAAAATATTGAGTGAATCATGTGTGTCTGTTTGGGTAGATAGAATTAGTGGTTTTGGAACATTCCCTATGGAATCTATGTTATGTAAAACACCTGTAATCGGGTCCCTCCCAATACTAAAGCCTGATTGGTTAACTCAAGATAATGGGTTATGGACAATGGATGAATCTAAACTAGTTGAAGTTTTGGGTAACTATATTAAAACTTGGTTGGAGGGAAGTGTTCCCGTTGAGTTATACGCTAAGATGGAAGAAACGGTTAGTGTATTTTCTGAAGATAAGGAACGTGATTCATTAGTTTCTTACTTTAAAACTTTATTTGATGAAAAAACACAGGAATTTAAAAATTCCATAAATAAACTAACACCTGTTGGTGCAAACGCTTAAAATTATGAATAATACAGATATAACAGTTATATTACCTATACATGATGTGTCCGGTAAATTTAATGAATGGTTTCCTAAAGCCATTAAAAGTTTAGAACAATCTCAAGTAAAGCCCGGTAACTTACTATTAATATGTGCTGAGAATAAAGATAATAAAAATTTTATGGAATCTTGGGTCGCTCCTGAGGGCATTTCTACTAAAATTTTATATAATGATGGTGAAAGTGATTATTGTAGCCAAATTAATTTTGGTGTTACCAATACTGAAACAGAATTTTTCTCTATATTAGAATATGATGATGAATATTCTAATATTTGGTTTAAACAATTTAATGAGTATGTTGCCTACTATGATGAGGTGGATTTATTTTTTCCTTTAGTAGTAGATACAGATGAGAATGGTCAATTTATTGGTTTTACCAATGAAGCGTTATGGGCTATGGGTTTTTCTGAAGATTTGGGTTATTTAGATAATAATACTTTATTAAAGTATCAAAATTTTCAAGTTAGTGGAATGATTATGAGAAAAAGTAAATTCGAGGAAGTTGGTGCCCTAAAACCATCTGTGAAATTAACTTTTAATTACGAGTTTTTACTTCGTGCTACTTATAACGATACTATTATTATGACCATACCAAAAGTTGGCTATAAACATACCAATCAAAGAACTAATTCTTTATTCTGGGAATACAAATTTAATAAAGATAAACAGTTAAGTCCCGACGAAGCTAAATTCTGGGTTGATTTGGCAAAGAAAGAATACTTTTTTACTACCGATAGAAAAGTACAATATGATGGATAATGGGCCGAAAACCATTAAATAAACAATATTTTGGTCCTCCACAAGAAGAAGCTGTAAGAGTATTTTTAACTGCAACTACGTGGGACGAAAAAAATACTGTTTACAATACCTTTTTACGTGACCCCCTAACAAAAATGATTGATAGTATCATTAGACGTTACCGCTTGTATCGACCAAATATGGAGTTTCGAGAGATGCATGTAGATACCTTATCATTTTTAGTAACTAAAATGGAAAAATTTAAACCCGCTAAAGGTAAAAAAGCTTATTCGTACTTTGGTACCATCTGTAAAAACTATCTTATGGGTCAGATTATGAAAGACAATAGAGATAGAAATAGAAAAATCTCTTATGAAGATATATCTCATCATCTCGAACAACGTGAAGATATGAGTTATACTATGTTCAATGATGATGAGTTACCATTAGAGGGAATAATTATTAAACTTGTGTCTGAAATAAAAGGATTTATTTCTAATAATAGATTAAGTATTAACGAAGAAAAGGTTGGGTACTGTTTAATCGATGTGTTTGATAATTATAAAACTATCTTTATAGCGGGAAAAGGTAATAAATTTAATAAGAATATCATTTTATACCAATTACGTGAAATGAGTGGTCTCACTACTAAAGAGATTAGGTCCGCTTTAAAACCTTATAAAAACATTTATCAAGATATTCTAGTTTCTCTAGTAAATAAGTAATTAGATATTTATAGGTATGCCTAGACCTAAAAGAAAACAAATAAAATTAACCCACGAAAGTGCTGTTTCTCTTATGCAAGAAATATATAATGAATGCGTAGAGCAACGTACTACCGCTATCCGTATACAAAATAAAATGATTGGCTTTATGCACGAAGCTGCGGATATGGCTTTAATAGGGCCTGTTTTAAAAGAACAACAAAAAATAATAGATTCCTCTATAGATAAAAAATTACAATTATCTAAACTCCTAGCTACTATAGTTTCTAAAAATTTAGAAAATTCTCAAATGGGTACCATATTAGGAGAGGATATTAAAGAGTCTATAAATGAATTATTGCATAAATCTGCAGAAGACGATTCTAATGATACCAATATAAAATATAAAATGTAATGTCTGAGTCAATACAGGTCCAAAAAGATATATTTGGTCAAATTCAAGGTCTTTTAGCTTTCTTAGATACTACAGAAGAAAAGAAAAATAGAGAGAATTTAGAAGCCTGGAAAAATACTCTGGAATCATTAAGAGAAATTACCAGTAATCCGTTGCCTTTTCTTTTAGAATTACTTAAAGTATTAAAACAAAAAAAATCTAATGAAAAAAAGGGAGCCAAAGCAAAAAAAATGCGTGCGGCAAAACGTAAAAAAAGACGTGGACAAAAAAATAAAACTGAAGATGGAAAATATAAGGAAACTAAAAAATCTTTTGCTGAAAAATTTCATTTAGATGTATCTGCAGATGTTTGGTTAAGAGTTCTTAATCAAATTATTAAAGAATCCATTATAGCTACTATCCCTAAAATTGATGATATCCTTTTCGAAGAAATAATTGCTGCTTTTAATTGTGATTTATCTATGTTGGTACCTGTAGCTGGGGATGGATTAAATGGCCCAATAGTTATTAATATTTCTGCAGTAGACCAACTAAAGCAATTATTTAACGACCCTGGTAGTCCTGTTGGGAGGTATATGTACGAACAATTCGGATTACAGGGTACTTCTTACCCACCTGGTCCTACCTCATACCCAGTTAATAGATTTTTAAGAGATATCACCTTTAATAATGGTGCACTTGTCAATCCTGGAGCACCCTCAAATAGACAAACAATATATGGAAGAAGTGGAAGGGCTTTATTTGATATTCAAGCCGCGAGTAACCAATTTACTATATGGCCGTATTATAAAGTGGATTTGATTACCCCAAATGCACAAACTCCTGGTTCCGCTCCTGCAGCTGGTGTTCCTGGTGCGACAAAATTTACATTTGTAGAATTCTTAAAAGATTATTTTGGTAATGTTCGTCTTATAGAGATACAAAATTTCTTAGGTGCCTTAATGGAAATTCTTACTGGTTTTATGAGTGTAAGAAATAAGAACTTTAGTATTGAAAACCTGTTGGGTCTACAAAAATTAATGGCTTCAATAAATAAGATGTTAGAATCTTGTGATGGTATGGATATGCATACCTCTACAGATGCGGTAGATAAATTATCCGAACTTTATGATGATGATAGTTTCTTTGAGTTTACCGCGGAAGAGATGAGAAATATAGAAATTGAAACTCAAAAGAAATCAGAAAATGTTATTAGTTTACTTAGTTGTGGTGTTGTAGATGTTCCAGTAGATAATGAATTATTAGATGAAGGATGTGACGCTATTTTAGCAACATTTAACAAAGATGAACAGTTGAAACGATTTGATTTGGTGTTACAGCAATTTGCAAGTACGTCAGCTAAAAAACATGGATTTGAAATAGATTTGGGTACTATATCGTTACCAGCAGAAATAGATTTTAAAGAAAATTTAATAAAAAAGTTGCCTCAAATTTTAGTATATTCCATTTTAAATCCAAAAGCAGTATTACCAATTGTATTAACAGCTCAACTATTAAATCAAAATGGTACTATACCAACAGGAGTTGATATGTTTGCTAGAATATTTAAACGAGTAATCATACGAGTAGTTAAAGCTTTCTTAGCAGAAGTAGCTAGAAGAATTTTAGCTTTAGTTAAAGAAATATTATTAAGATATCTAAAAGAGTTGATTAAACGAAAGTTAGATGAAATGAATAAAAAGAAAATTCGTATGATTAAAAAATTAATCGATATATTATTTCCTTTAATCATAGCATTACAAGAAGCAACAAGTTGTAAAGAAATATATAATATATTATTGGCGGCATTGGCTGCTAATATGCCAGATATTCCTTTTGGTGTTCCACCATTTTTAGTTTCTGCAGCTAGACTGAGACCTGGCACAAGTTCTTTAGGTGCCTTTGAAAAGCTCATCGATAAACTTCAATCCCAAGGCATACCTATAGGCGATATGCCAGATGGGTCACCTAATCTTTTCATGTTATCGCAGTTTGCTTTAATACAGTCTATGGATGAAGAGAGAACAGATAATGGTGCAGCTCAAGGAGTTATAATGAATGGGCAAGTAATAAATGCAGTTGGGGGTGGATTAATTAAACCGTTCACTAGGACAGATAGTATTTTAAAATAAAATTATGAGTGAATTTTTTAAAGAATATAAAGAAAAATCTAATGATGAAATTCTAGATGTTATGCAAACTCTTAAAGAGGAATTTGAAAAAACAAAATTACTTATTGTAGAATTAAGTTATCATATAGAAACTACGGAGCGTAAATTTAACCTCTTAAACGATGAAATGAAAAAAAGAAAGGGCTAAATATGAACGACGACAAACTTCTAAATATAATTAGACGTAAATTAATTACTTATGGTACCTGTGTAAATAATTCTGACCCTATGAGAGCGGGGAGAATAAGAGCGATACTACCAGAAGGTGAAAATACAGCCCAAACAAAATGTGATGACCCAAAAGAATGTATTAAACTTTATGATAAATTAGCGGCTAAGGGAGAACTAATAATTGGTGGTTCTGCTCTTTCTTATACACCGTGGATGGATGATGACCCTTATACCTTTTCATCATTTTTACCTCTAGCAATTAATGTAATACCTAAAGTAGGTGAAGCTGTAAAATTAATATCTTGGGAAACACAAAAAAATCTTAATTTAGAATATATAGGTCCTATGATTTCTCAACCAGGAAGTATAGAATTAGATAGCTACCATAGTGGGATAATTCATACAGCTGCTGGAGTAGGTAATAAACCACTACCTCCATATGCTGTCCCCATTGGTGACCCTAAAATAAATCCTGTAAGTATTCCGCTTGAAGAAAGTAAGGGTAGTTTTATACACCCAGATGATATAGGCTTATATGGTAGAAATAATACTGATATTATTCTAGGGATGGCGGAAAATTCTATTATAGACGAAAGTACTGAGGATGTAGAAGAATCATACCCACAAATCATAATTCGTTCTGGCAAATTAATTAAAAACCCTGTTGCTAGTTCAAAACCAACTAAAAATTTAAGACCAACATTTATCCAATTAAGTACTTTTCCACAGACTCTTACTAGGATAGAAGAAGAAGAACCAGAAACAACTACTGAAGATTTACCTATAAGTACCCTTATTGAATACTCAATGGATAGAGGTGCTCTATGTGCACAGCCTACCGTATTCACTGGTGCTGTAAAAGTGTGGAAAATGCCTCCTGTAAATAGTGATAGTGGAGGAGCTGGAGGTAATGGCGGTGGTTGTATGAGTATGCGAATGACTAATGAACGACCTGTAGGTACTCTAGCGGGCAGTACAGGGCCAACTGATAAACAATGGGCAATGACTATAACATTTACTAGTGCTCCTAGTATTGAAGAGATTGGTAGAGAAATAAATGCTTTACTTAATGATGTTGATAAGGAACAGTGGAGTAACGTAATAAAACAACCTTCAGCAAGTTGGGCTAAGAAAACATTTTCTAGTAGTGTTGATTTAAATAACCAAAATAATGTTGGGGCCTTTTTGGGGAATACTCATCCTCTCTTTTTTAGACCTGATGCTCCCTTACTACAGACAATGGATAAAGGACAACCTAATATATGGCCTGGACCTGCTACATTTATAACTGTGAAAGGTATAGTAAAACCTCTGCAAGATATGGTAGGTTTAGATGGCGTAAAAACAAAAAAAGGTGGTTTAGCTTTTGAAGGACCGAATGGTAGTCGAGAGGTTAAGAAAGAAACTAAAATGGTGAAGGTAATGAACCCGGGACCACCCAAACTAGAACAAGAAGGTATTATTACTGCAGCAGCAGAAAAAATATATTTATTTTCTTATAATACTACCGATTTAAATGGTGCTATAACACTAACATCAAACTACGGTATACCTCAAGCAAAATTTATAGATGATATAGAAAAAAAAACCAATTCAGTCGTCCGTGGAGAAAGGCTTCTAGAACTTCTAAAAAAAATGGCTAATTTCCAAGCTAACCATACCCATTCTTGTCCTGGGGTTGCATCATGCCCTACAGCTCATGATGGCACCACTACATCAGATATAGATAAATTAATCAAAGAAGCTGAAGAAACTATCCTTAATAAAAATATACGGATTAACTAGATATTTATAGTAAAACTAATATAATGATACATAGGTCGTACTTTGCTAAAAATAATACATTAATTGCTAATAACACAGTAAATACCGCTAAAAATCCTGTTACCCAATTATTTTATGGTAAAAATGTTACAAAAAAATGTAGATTTACTGGATTATCTGCACATACGTGTGATGGACTTACTGGTTTTACAATGAATAATGATACTGGTTTTAGTCGCTTTATTTTTGAGCTAGGCCTAGATGACTTAATAGAAAAATATACTTCATGTTGTATTCCTAATGTTAATGTATTAAGTCATACGTTAAAAATGACAAATACCTCTAATTTTGATGATACCTTAATGAATGATAAAATTTTAGTAGATGATACTAGACGTGCTACTTCATTTACACTTATGTTATTTAAAGCCGTTAGTGGTACTTCGTGGGATGAAGGTGTTGGTTATGATTATCTGGTACCTGATGGTATATTTGCACCTGAATTTGATTTGACTTATTCTCAAAGACCAAGTAATTGGTTTTCTGCGACTACTCTTGCTTCTTGGCCTATTCCTGGTACTTATTTAAACACTAATACAGCGTCTTTTCAAGTTTTAGCAACCCAAAATTTTGATAATGGTAATGAAAATATATCTTTTAATAGTTTATGGTTAGATGCTGAAATTAATGGTATAATCACTACCCCAGCCAGTTCTGCTGATACTACCTATGGAATTGCGTTTATTCCAGCTTTTGAGAATCTTAGTGGGTTAACTGAAGCTTATTCTGTTGGATTCTTTACACGCTATACTCAAACATTTTTTGAGCCTTTCTTAGAAACTACATACAATGATGTTATTGATGATGATAGAAGTAATTTTAATCTTGGTACTCCTAACAACTTATTTTTATATGCTTATGACCATAATGGAACACCAATTTGTTTTGATTCCCTACCTACTGTTACAATTGAGGATTGTAATGGTAATACAGTTGGTACTTATACTGCCTCTCAGTTAACTTGTGGTGTATATTATATAAACTTAACTATATCATCATTACCACAAACTGCTCCAGTATATTATAGTGATATATGGTCAAATCTTTCTATTAGTGGTGTACCACAGCCTAATATAACAAATGAATTTATAATTTATGACAATGCATTTAGTATTGGTTCCACCGCTGGTGAACCAAAAGTTTATGGTTATTCCGTATCAGGTATTAAAGAAGATGAAAAATTAACTAATGGAGAAACTAGAAAAATATTCATATCTACTAGAGTTCCTTATACAGTAGAACAACAAGTTTTAGTCGATAATTTGCAATATAGATTATATGTAACCCAAGGTACCACTCAAGTTGAGGTGATTCCTTGGACCTCAGTTAATAGGTCATTTACACACAATTATTTCCTATTAGACACCGGATGGATGATACCAAATGAATATTACCTAGATATAAAAGCTACTTCTAATCAACAGGTAGATATTTATAGAAAACAAATAAAATTTCAAGTAATTAATCAATTATGAAAAAAATAAGAATAACAGAAAGTGAATTAGTGGACTTAATAGAAAAACTAGTTAAAGAAAATATTGGTAATGGTACAGGTTTTAATTTTGGTATGTTAGGGACCCCAACCTCAAAATATAAAGAATTAGAAGAAACTGAAGCCCATGGAGAGTTTAACACCAAAAATGGAGAAGAAGAAGGTGAAGAAGAAGTAGAAGAAGAATTTAATTATGACACATCACAAACTGGTGATAAAACAGTAGACCTTAATGTGATGAAACAAACTAATCAATCAGATTGGATGGGGGAAAGTATTACAGAATCTCAATTAATTAAAAGACTTAAAAAAAGATTAATTAAAGAAGAAGGTAAGGGTTGTGCAAAGTCAGAAGGTGGAGATGGTTGTATAGATAAAGATGGAAAAGGTTGGTTTATTTGGAATAACAAAAAAGGTGGTATATTTAAAAGATGTTCAAGTGAAAAAGATTGTGAAGAAATTTTAAGTGTTCCCGCAGTACATGGTTAATTAAATAAAAAATATATAGATATTAAAAAACCACTTAATAAGTGGTTTTTTTGTTTTTAGATGTCATCCTCGTCATCTACATAATCATATTCATGAGTTACGGTTGTGTGTGACGGTGATTGTGGTTCTTCAACTTCCTCATACTGAGGTGAGAAATTTTCTGCAGCTGTAAAACCAAGTCCTGCCATTACAATCCATTGAAGCGATTGGAATAAATTGTCGTCGACTGTAAAATCCCAAAATAAATTTGCTGTATAACCAATTAACATAAATAATAGACATATAAATGTTACAACTCTTTTACTAGAGACTTTACTTCCACCACTTAACATGTTTTTAAGAAAATGCATAATATTGTTTTTATTATAAATATCTAGGCATAAAAAAAAGCCCTCATAAAGAGGGCTTTTTTAAATATATAACTTATTCAGTTACTAGAATCTTTTCAATTCTCTTACATTAAATGTTCTAACACCATCAATAGTGATTTTTCCATAGAACCTATTGTTCACCATTTTCTTAGCGTATCTAGTCATGATACCTTTGATTGGTGTAAAGTTGAATGGATTATACATTGTTGGAGTTAACTGTAACGGTACATATGGTGCGTAAACGTATCCAGTATCCAATAAAGATGTTCCTTTATGACCAATTAACACTTGGTTAGCTGGGAAATAAGGGTCTCTATATACAGTAAATCTACCTGATAATGTTCCTATTTTCTCAATACCCATATTGTACTGGTCTTGGTCTGGCGATGCGTTTGAAACGTGGAAATATTCCAAGTCATCAAAAATCGCAGAAACTTCTGAAGAACATACAATCCAGTTAGCACCTCCTCTCAATGTAGATTTGTGAATCTGAGCTGATAACTGATTAACCGCAGTAATCAATGTTTGATTCCAATCTTTTTGAGTATATGGAGCTTGACCTGCTGTGAAACGTTTCCATCCATTATAATCCCATCTTAAAGTCCATGCTGCACCTTTTCTAAGGTCTCTCAAGATTTCTCTATCGATTTCAGCTGCAACTTCCTCTGATAATAAAGCTGTTAATTCAGCTTCAGCATCAATGTTGTGGAATGCAGAAACGTCTTGTGCAAGTTCTGGTGACCACTGAGCTCTTAATTTTCTTTCAGTAACAGAAACTGTAACAGCCTGTAAGTCAAAAGAAACTTCACCCATTTGGTCTTCAAATTCAAGAGTTGCATATTGTCTCCAAGTTGCTGTAACTGCTTGTGTAGCTGCTGTAGAACCTACATATCCGTCAATTGAACGGTAACTTGTTTCTCCACAATCAATACATGCTGGACATGAAGTATCAACCTCTAGATAGATATTTCCTTGTGAGTCACATACATCTGTTCTGTCTACAATACCAAAACCATATTTTTGTGTAACAACACGGAATAACATTGCGTCACCCACATTATAAAGTCTAGTACCTCCACTTAAAGCGTCGGCAGAATCGTTACAACAGTAGATACCAGCTGTATTTGTTAAAGTTAATGAAGCTAAAAACTCTTCACTATCTTGTTCATTTCCATCAGGGCCAGTTAATTTACCTACACCCGCGTTATAAAATCCAGCTAATTTTACTATTACACTTCTTGACCCTCCATTTGGTATAATACCAATTGTTTCAGAACAAGAAGATAATGCATTTAAAGCGTCGTAATCATTTAACTGATTTCCGCCCCAAACTACATTTGTAGTTGATGCTGCACTTGATGTCCAACTACCTTTTGAGTAGTCATAAAGACCGTCAGTAGCTTCTAGTGGTGCGTTACCAGCATAAAACTCATCATATAATGACATAGTAGCTGCTGATGTTGATGCTCCTGGTGTTGTAGGTACATTATTACCTGCTGGTGCTCCATAAGGTGCGTAATGTGTTCCACCTGGTTGTGCTCCAATTTTAGGTACAAAGTAGAACAATTTACCAATTGGTAAGTTCATAGCTTGTACAGAAACGATATCGTTTGCCAATAATTTAGAGAATACTCTCCTAATAATTGGGAAAACAACTGTTTCGAACGAACCTGAATCAGTCGCGCTTGTAGCCTCGTTGATTAGGTTTGTTGCTTGATTTTCATATAGTTGAGCTATATTTTCTTTAACATGTCCTTTAAGACCGTCAAGAAAACCAAGACTATTCCATTTGTTTAAGGTATCTTCTTTGATAACTTTAAGGTGTTTTAACCCAATGTTACCAACCATACCTGATTCTAATAGTGCTCCCATAATTTTTTTATTTTTTTAAAAAGCGTTTATTTTATTTTAGACATTAAGTCTTTCATCCTACTAAATTGTGGGTTTTCGTAAATTTTTGATTCCAATAATTTACCTCCACTAGTAGGTGATTTAGTAATTTTTTGTTCCACAACCTCAGAAATTCTTTTTGTAGGTTTAGCTACATCCTGAGAAAGTTCTTCTTTGATTACCTTATACAACCCTTTTGAAGATTTTAATGACTCGATGTTATCAAATCTCTTCAAAATGTTGATTTTTTCCCGTTTGGTAGTTGAATGTTCAGTGAATAAACGTGTTACGTAAGCTAAATTTGAATTAAACACAGCCACTTCATTCAGTTTATCTTTAAAAGTTGTCAATGCTTTTCTATAATCAGCATTTTTAATTTTTAAAGTTTCTACCTCTTCTTTAAGAAGATTGTAGGACTTTCTAATACGACTTTCACCAAGATTCCGGTTGTTAGTAATAGCTTTTCTAATACCAGAAGGTTTGTGTTTACCACCAGATTCTCTTCCGAACCCTAAAGTTCTGGAAGCTTCTTTCATTTCGAAATCAGGCTCCGATTTTCTTTCGTCTCCTTTATTTCCTCCGTACTTCGCACGCTCTTTCATTTCAAAATCAGGTTCAGATTTTCTCTCATCACCTTTATTTCCTCCATATTTTGCACGCTCTGTCATTTCAAAATCAGGCTCCGATTTTCTCTCATCACCTTTATTTCCTCCATATTTAGCACGTTCAGTCACTTCCTCTTCGGCTACTTCATCACCACTATCATCTTCATCTTCATTATCTTCATCTTCAGAAAGTTCAATCTCATAAACAACTTCTTCATCTTCAGCTACTTCAAGTTTGTCCATTTCATTCATGTCTTCGTCTTCTTTAATTGATTTTTTCATTGTTTTTGTTTTTTTACTTTCTTCTAATTTAATGATGTATTCGGCATCGGTTGTGGTATCGGTTAACTCGATTTCATCATCATCTTGTTGGATGATAATTCCGTCTTCGTCTCCCATTGCTTTAAACACTTTCAATACTTCAGCATCGGATGCTAATGTTAAGTCTAGAGGCGGCAGTTCCATAGTTACTTCATCGTCTTCGGTCTCGTCCTCAATATCAAGTTCAATGTCATCAGGTATAGTTAAATCCATATCAAGTTCTTCACCTTCTATTTCATCATCTATATCTAAAACATCAACTTCTTCTTTTTGCTCCTTCAGGTAATCGTTTTCGTTTAACGATTCTTTTACTAATTCATGAATTTCTTCCTTCATTGTCGAAGAAAGTATTTCTTTTGCATTAGACTTCATAGTTTCTTCCAACTGTTCAGCCTCGAGCAACGCTTTTTCTAAAATTGATTCACTCACGTTTTATTTTTTTTAAAAGTTTATTAATAAACCATCCTGCATAAAGCAAATGGTTTTATTATAAATATATTGGTAATGTAAAAAATCCCCACTTAGAGGGTTTTTAATAGGGAAATTATCTATTTAGGAAATTATCTAATTTAGACATCATGGATAATGATTTATTTAATCCTTCAGAATTTGAGGATTCTACTACTTCGGTTGGTTCATCCACGCTGTCAGCAGTTTCATCTTCTTTAAATAAATAAGAGCCTGGAGTTGATGGTGAAGAGACCAAATCAAAACATATTAATTCAAAATCATCTTGTACTTCATTATGTTCTCCATTTTTAGTTAAAGACCCAACACCTCTCGAAGAAATCCCTAAAGTAACTCCTTGTCTAAGAAGATTAGCAGCCATATCTCCTACACAAGAGATAACTCCTTCTCTTAAGTAAGCTGGTGAAGTTAATAATTTTAATTTACCTATTAATCTATTACCTTCCCACCATGTTTCCGTAATAATATGAGAAGCTCTATCAAGGTCTATTAATGAAGATTCTGGGTGATTTAATTCTGAAATAGCACCACCTTTTTTAATGACTTCTTGGTATCTATCATTCTCTCTTCTTAAAATCTTTTCAGGATAAATTCTGCCGTTTCTATTTGGGGTATCGTATTTCTGTAAAATAGCATTCATATAAATTTCTCCACCAAAATCATCTTTTGCCATTTCTCTCAACATATTGGTGTTGTCATCTGGTTTTATATGCCCATCATGTTCTACTAATATTCCATGACCTATCTCTCTAGCTTCTAATACTCTCATAATGTTCTTTTTTAATAAATAGTGGATATAAATAAAAAAACGAAGGTTATTTTTTAGATTTATGAAATTTAAATACCTTAGAGGTTAGTAATGTTTTGTTTATAATTTTATCTGTAATTTGATTAATTGATTCGGATATAGAAGGCACTTTAATATCTTTATATTTTAACTCTTTAAAGAATAATGTTACCTCACATTTTAAAAAACTTCTTTTACCTTTTTTTATGCCGCTTGCTCTTAAATCTAAATCTACAATAGTTTTGTCCTTAAAGGGTGTAGTAATTAACTCATTATGGACTACATGTTTTATCTCTCCTTTAACTTTTTTTATGGGTTTTTCCCAATTAAGTGCATCTTCAAGTGGTTCTGCCCAACTTGATAGGTTTAAGTATACGGATTTTAAAGACGACACATCGACAGTACCATAAGATGTTTTAAATACATCAGAAATTTTAGTATTTATTTCTCTGCCTTGCTTTATCATGTTAATTATTTTTTATAATTAAATATAAAAAATAGCTACATTTAGTTCAAGTCCTCTAGGAGGCTCCTAACCCTAATATATGATTTTTTGGTGGAATTTAATCCTTTTATTTCATTTTTTACTTCAACTAATCTAGCTGAAAGACTATCATCTTTTGACTCTTTTAATAAAAAATTAATTTTATTTAATGTAACTTCTTTAACATTATTAAATTCGTTATTTAAGATGTCTTCTGTCATTAATAAAGTATTCTTTAGGATATTTTGTTGATTTTCTGTTAATGATTTATTATAAGCTTCTCCATATTTCTTAGATATTACATGAGAAAGTATCTTTGGGTTTTTAATTTTACCTGATGGTTTTTTAGTTTTTAACATATTTTCACTTAGAAACTTTTTTGATTTACTTACATTTTCTAAATTTGTGATACTGTCATTGAATACTATATTATCTATATTTTCATATATTTTATTAGATTTTTTACCGCATAATTCTTTTCTGTCAGATATAATCTTATTAATAATAGGAAGTACTTTGGTTAATTTGTTTTTATTAGTTCTTAGATAATTTATAGACTCATTGATGTATTCTGTGGCTTCTTCTTGATTATCCACATAATTACTTTCTATTTCATTATATAAAGTAAAAAATTCTCTTAATACTTTAGAATACTTCATAGAACCCATAATAACAGATAAATTCTTTTTAAACTTACTGCTATCTCTAAATGAATTCTCTAAAATACTGTCTATATTATTTTTATAGTGGCCGAAACTTTTCATAAATGTATTTTATAATAAATATAGTTAATCTTCTAATAATGACTCTACTTCTTCATTTATAGTTTCAATATTATTTTTAGTTTTATTAACTGCCTCATCTAAGCCATCTATTGACAATCCCTTTTTTTCCATTAATAATGGTAAACCTTTTTCTTTATTAAATTCTTCAGCTGCTGGTACTGGTTCTGTAACTTCTTCACCCGCTCCTGGTGCTTCTTCTTCAGGGCCACCCATATCAAATGCTGGTTCAGCTTCACTACCAGCGTCTAAACCTGGTTCTTCACCAGGTGTTTCCCCTGTATCGCCCCCTTCTGCTGTTGGTGGTTCACCATATAATTTATCTACTGTGTTGAATAGTCCTGTTTTCTTAATAACTTCTTTGGTGGTTTCTAACTCACCAGCTAAAGCTTTTTCAAATCGCTGTTGTTGTAAATCTAATTTAATTTCTTCATCACTCATACCTAATATAAACTTCTTAGCCCACGTAGCTGAAACAGGAGCAATCCCACTTCCTGGGTCCCCCACTGCATCTTTATAAAGAGTGATTTTAGTTTGCCATTGTTCAAGTTTTAATAACTCTGCTTGAGTTGATGGATTTGTTAGTCCTAAAGAAAAATTTTCTAATTCGTCTTCAAACCCTAACACATATAAATGGATAATAGCTATTTTATTTAATTCTTGTACTATAGCTTTTTGGATTCGATTTATTGTTCGGGCAAATCTAATATCTAATAATGCTAGATTTTTACCTTCCCCTACTACTTCTTCAAAACCTAAAAATGCTTTAGGTATTCTAAGAGCTGCAAGTAATTTTTTCTGTATATATTCTATATCCGCTATTTCACTCAAATTAGTAGCTCCAGGTAAAGTATCTATAGGACTTGCTGCTGCCGGGTCTCTTACGGGAATAAAATAATCTTGGTCTACTGCCATCTGATTCATTCTTAAATCAACATTACCATTCTGTGGGTCTACTACTGGGTCCCTTTTAAATTTATTTGCTACTTTTTGGATATAAGCTTCCACATCTTTATCATCCATATTTCCAACAAATACTTTAAATACTCTTCTTTCTGGTGCTCTAGAGGTTCTATATACTAGCATAGCGTCTTCCGCTAAAAGTAATTGTTTCCAAATTCTTCTACACTTCTCTAACATAGAAGTACCATAAGGCAATCTTCTATCATCACCTAATAATCTGAAATGAGCAATTTCCCATGAATTAAATTTAAGTTCTTTTTCTCTCCATTTAAATTCTACTTGATGAGCCTTTGGGTCATCATTACTTATTTGATTTAAATAGCTGTGACCCTCACTTCTTTCCATTTCCAAATTTGGCAGTTGATTACACCCTATAATTCCTTTTTCTGGGTCAATTTTAAGATACACAAAATTATCACCATATTTACATGTATTACGTATCCACATCGGTAAATTTGTAGTGATATCTAAAACATTATTAAATAAATCACCTAAAATAGATTTAATTCTAGTAGATTCTGAATATAAAGTTAATACATAACCTTTTTCAGATGGGGTTGTTGCTTCTTCCGCATATATATCTAATGCTGCTGAAATTTCAGGTGTAAACTCCATAGATTCATAATCATAATATGATGCCAATCTTGTTGGTTCATAATATATTGATTTAGTATATAATTCGTTATCTATTTTTTGCCATTGATTGGCTAAGTATAGGGACTGTTGAATTTGTAATTTTTCCTTTTCAAATTCAGTTTTAGAATCTGTTTTTAAGATATCTTGAGACCCTAATTTAAATTTTTGATACGTAGGTTCAGGTGCTGTTGGTCCCGCGGGGCCAAATAATTTAGCGAGCCTTTGGTATATTGTTAAGTTTGCCATATTGTTTAATAATACTGATTATATTATAAATAGTAAATTATTTCCTATCGGAATTTCCCAAATAACCACGCGTTATCTTTATATAATTGTTTCATATCATTATTATGGTTTCCAGGATGGCCAAATATGCCTTGATTCTGTTGCGGTCTCCTATGTTCTGGTTCCGATGTTGTTATAGTGTCACTAGTAGTCCAACTTTCTAACATGGCTTTTGTTAAATTATCAGCTTTATGTAAATCTGTAAATGAATGTTCACCAACATATAAAGCCATGGCTAATGCCATAATTAAATCATCATGTTTTCCTTTCATGTGATTTGGTCTACCATTTAGATATACAAATGTATGCATTTCATTTAATAACCTTTTAGACCTAACAATAAATTTATGCCTTAAAGCCTCTTCAAAAGAAGAAATTATTTGTACACGTTTATTATTAAATGCAATTCCAGGAACTTTAGTAACTGAATTAGGATTATATTTCCACTTATCCGCGGTGTTAGTCCCTTCTACATACAAATCTTTATATCCTAACTCTTGTAATTTTCTAGAAGTTGCGACACCCATACCACCAGTTATATCTGTTACCACATATGCATTATACATACTACCCCATTTATATATTATATCAGCTGCTAAATCTGGGGGTATTTTGCCTAGATATTCTGCAACTTGGCATCTATCATCAAAATCAATTATGACTATTGAAGTGAAATCTTCGGAATCTCCCCTACTTACATCACACCCTAAAATATATCTATGACCTTTAATTGGTTTTTCCCATATCCACATTTGATTTCCAACAAACATATTTTCTGGTTCTCTAATATATTCATTTTTTATTTTTTCTATTGTCTCAACTGGTACTACATTATCTCCAGAACCTAAGAAAGCACTTTCTAACTCTTGTTGTATTTTTCTTCTATCATATTTAAGTTTTTTTACCATATTCTCAAACCAAGAAGAACATGGTTTATACCCATTTTGGACTAATTCATCGAATCTATCTAAACGTTTTTCATGCACAAATTCATCCTCATTATAATCTTCCATATTTAATAAAAAATGTACAATATCATTTGTCTTAACCCAAAAAATGTCTTTGGTGAACCTAGGGTCCTTTTGCCAATGTAATTCTGATATAACAAAGCTGTTAAGACCTTTTACCGCTTGTTCATAGATTTCATAATAAATTTTATCATACCCATTTGGGGTAGATATAACTATAACTTTACCTCCCGTAGATAGGGATGCCATACACGCTGCCCAAAAATCATCACCAGCTTCAATATACGCTGCTTCATCAAATATTAATGTCGTTGGGGTGTATCCTCTTAAAGCATCTACTGAGGTCGCAACAGCTTTTATCTCACAACCATTATTTAATTTAAAATGTTTTTGTGAATCTTTGTCTTTGGAAAATCCTACCTTAATCCAATCGGGCCATTGATTTAAAAACCCTCTAACTTTATTGGCAAATTCTTGAGCTGTATCTAATTTATTAGCAATTATAAGAACTTTTTCAGGTCGTGTTTTTGAAGCGAACTGAAGATTCTTAGAAATCCATGCTGCAGTTGCTGTGGATACTCCTGCTTGTCTATACTTTTTTACTATATTATCATTATATTTTTCAAAATTAGTTAACATCATTTCCTGTTCTGGAAATAATATAAAAGGAACATACCTAGATTGAGTATTGTCGTAAGTTTCTAAATAAGTTTTAATGGCATAATTAGTGTCTTGTAAGCACTTCGCATATTCCTGTATTAACTCTTGTTTGTCCATATGCTATAAATATCGGAAAATTATTAACCTTTTACAAGTTGTATAAAAAGTCTTTTTCTGCTTGAGTTAATGAATCCATACCACTTTTATTTATTTTATCTAGTATCGTATCCATATCTAATTCGCCTTCTGGCTCTGGGAGGGGAGGAAGGTCTACCCCTAAATCTGTAGGTTCTGATATTTCTCCGGAAACATCTTCATAATCTTCATCTTTAAGTTGTTTGACTATATCATCAATCATTTGTTTTACTGTATCTTTACCTTTTTGGGTGCCGGAAAGTATTTCTTTAGCTAAAGTTAAGAATTCTTCTGCTTCTAATTTTACAAATTTATAATAAAAATAATTCTTGATTCTTTTCTGTTCGTCTACATCAAAGAAATTGTCTGGGTATACTTCAAGGAACTTTTCCCAAATTATAGGACCTAGTCTTAAATCCCACACTTCTGCTGGGAGGGTATCCTCCATCCCAATCACTTCTTCTGCCATATCTGGGTCTGATGGTAGTCCGTGAGCAGAAACATATTCCATAACACCTTTATATAGTTCATGAACTAAAATAGGAAACATTAAACCTTTTGCTTTAATCGTTGGTGGGTCTGTTTTTAAATCTAGTTCTTCTTTACCAGCCATTGCTTGTTCGGCTCCACCACCACCAATCATACCTTCCATATCCGGCATTACCCAATAAAGTAAATCATTAACTGACATTACTATAGAGTATAACCCCACTAAATCTGGGTCAATTTCATCTAATTTTTCTCGAATTAAATGATACATATAATGAGCTTTTTTTGAAGAACCTTGTATTAGGGAATTTATAAATCTTCTTTTTTGTTTCTCTAAATCTAATTTTTGTAGTCTCTTAGCAGCTTCATCTTCCATTTCAAAATTGGGAAATTCTAACTCCTTCTTTTTCTTTTTTTCTTTAGGCTTTGTCTGCATACCTTCTGTTGTTGGTTTTTCCAACTTGGCGTCAAATTGTAAATCACCTTCTGGGATACCCATCTCACCAACAACTAGTTCTACAGCTAAATCTTCTAGAACTTGTTTATTCTGTGATTCAATCTGCATTACTCTTTGTGCTGCTTGCATTAACATTGGTTGTAACGACATTAAAGTTTGTGGGTCTATATTCTCCACACCTGTAGCGTCTTTTACTTTTTGTACCACATCTTGAAATCTTTGTGAGGCCATTAACTCCTCGAAGTTATCTGGAATACCGTCTTTGTCTACATCTGGAAATGCTTGGTGCCCACCTAATGGGTGTTCTTGTGAACGTAACTTTTGTTCAATGTCAGGAGACATTCTTTCACTTCTATCACCATAGTCTATTGGGGGTGCTTCATGTAATTTTTTCTTAGCCATGTTGGGTTAGAGCTTTACCCAAATTTGTAGAAGTTAACCAATCTGGTAATGTACTTTTATTTTTTGCTTTAGGTTTTGGTGTGGTTTTTGGTCTTTCGAATGGCCCTCTTCTTTTTTTCTCCCCTGGTCTACTTGGTGCTATGGTTGGGGTTTTTAATGGTGGTGGGGCAGTAGTTGCTTCTGGTGCTCCAATATATTCTCCTTCATCGTCTCTGTCCGTTTCACTTAACTCCATACTCCCCAGTGGGTTTCCATCTAATTTTATATTACCAGCAGGGCAAATATTTAACTCAATCACTTGTTCACTTTCTGGGGCTTGTAAATAACCATTTAAATGGCCATCATCATCAAACCCATCAACCTCTACATTCATTGGTGGTACCATTTCTCTAGCTATTTCTACAACATTGGCAAATGAATCTTTTTGGTCTTCAGTACCTATTGTATACGGGTCATCTGAATCTGAAACATCACCACATCCTGTATGTTCTTGTATTGTTTTTATGAAATTTGCTTTAGTGATTTCTGGTTTTTGTTTAGACTCAACTAAATCTAATATCCAATCTTCTAATGCTTTTTGTTCGTTAACATACTCTGGTAAGTTTTTGTAATCTTGTGGGGTCATTTTGGATGCTAATTTTTCAGCTGCTGCCGGATTAACAGCATAAAGGTATTTTTGTTGAGCTTTAGAAGCAAAGTCTTCTTCTACTTCTTTGGGTAATTCTACTAATAATGGTACCCCGTCTATCTCAGCATCAGGATTTCCCGTATCGTCGGTTTCTATATTTTTTATTTCTTCACTAACTTCCTCATCCACCTCTGTTTCATCTGCTTGGGCTCGCAAATTGGCAGCCAACTGTTGGTTTAATAACTTTTCATCGTCTTTTAAAGTTTCTGTGAATAATTTTTTTCCTAATGTTGTTAATTGTTGGTCTGAAAATAAAGATAGGGTCCTATGTGTGAACCCTTCATTTATAAATTTTTTAATTAGTTGTTTTCTGTTGTCTGACATGCTCGAATTTTTTATCAAATTTTAATATTATATCTCTGGAATATAATTTATCTTTAACTTTTTCTAATTCATCCCCAAAATGAAAAACTAATCTTTCCTCTTCGTCATTCTCATATTCATCTTCATAAGTTTCCCACCCTAAAGCTATTACATTATCTAGAGCGTGTTCCATACTAAAATAATCGGAGTTTTGGACTAGGTCCAATTTAATACTGGTGTTGTTCAGTACTCCTACCATTTTAATATATTTTAATTCTGGAGGTCCGGGTTTTCCATGTGCTGGTATTGTATCCCAATCTTCTCCCCATAATTCTTCTGTCTCACTACCAAATATAAATTCATAAATGTTCTCATTCTTGTAGTTTGGGCCGAGCTCATTTATAAATAAAAGTTTCATATTATTTTATATTCCCGTCTTTTTTTACTATTACTTTTTTTTCTGGTGATGATAATATTACCTCACCTTTTTTTGTTTTACCTTCTACTTTAAATTCTTTATTTTCTTTAATAATTTTTTTAGCCCCTAATTCTTGTTCTATAGTATTTGTATTTTCAACTATTTGTTTTTCTTTTACTACTTTACTAAGTCGTGACTCTAAATACTCTTTAGGTGATTTTTTAGGCGTTTCTACTGTATTTTTTTTTTCGATATAAGCTTCCAAAAGATTACCTATTCTATTTTTTAATGATTCCATTGCTAATTCCTCTTCGTCTTCAACATCAACATCCATTTCTTCATCTCCCATCTCCATATCTTCACCACCCATCTCATCTTCAATATCTACATCTACATCCATTTCTTCTTCATCACCATAAGCAGCTTCCTCATCTTCTTCAAATCTATCTAAAACATCCTCTCTATCCTCATCATCTAAATTTTCTAATTCCACAGCAGAAATAATAGAATTTAATACATATTTAATATCTGCACTTCCCATTTCTTCTTCTACATCACGAAGTTTTTGGCCTAATTTACCGGTTAGTTTTTGAATGGATTTCATAAATCCTTCCATGTCTTCTTCTCCTCCCATTTCGTCTTCAACATCAACATCAACATCTATTTCTTCATCTCCCATATCGTCTTCCATATCCATATCTATTTCTTCATCTCCCATATCGTCTCCCATATCCATATCTATTTCTTCATCACCACCTTCATCTGGAACATTTAAAACAAATTTTTCTTGTTCGTCCATTTCTTCATCATACATACCATCTCCCATTCCCTCGTTATATTCTTCATTAAGAGGTTTAAAGATTAGATTCATTCTTTTAAGAGCTGACGAATAACTTTTAAAACGGTCTTTTTTCTTATTCATAAAACCACTAACGTAATCTAGTTCTGACTCAGTAATTCCGCATTTTAAATAATATCCATCTTTTTCGTAAATTATAGCGTAAGTATTTCCATCAGCAGCTTTCTTACTAAAGGAATTAGTTTCTACATGATACTCATCATTTTTAGTTACTTCTCCGTAACGAGCGATTTCCATGATTCTTTTAATCTTATCGTCTCCTTTTAATTTTTCACTTCCTATAGGTTTTAGTCTTCCCATTTTATTTTGTTTTAATTTTATTTTATTTTAATTATTTAAATTTCCTCCACCAATAAATGTTGGTGCAAAAGATGCTGTTCCACCTGAATAATACACACTTACTGAAGCATCAGTTATACCAGTCATTGGTGAGTTACATGAACAATCATAACATAAAAAATATACCCCAACAGGAGCTGCTGTTAACTGACCTGGTTTCACCAATAAATCAATACTTGCACCTTCTTGGTCTAAACTATAACTTACTCCACCTATAGTGAATGTCGCTGTGCCTGCACTAGCTACTATAGTAGTACACGCCCAATTTTTATAAGCGGTGGCTCTACTATCATAAAGCGTAGTGCCTCCAATAGGTGTGGTTGGGATGGAACTTCCTCCGTAATTGCCTGACATAATTAATTATTATTTATTAATAAATATACTTAAATAGTAGAAACATTTTCTTCTAATGTAAGATTTTTATCTATAAGGTAATTTCTAACGTCATTTAATTTTTTTAAGTACTCATTTCGACGTAAAAACTTAAATGTAAGGTTTTCATAAGAATATTCACCTTTATCTTCTAAACCACTTCCTCTATATTTTTTCATCTTGTTTTTAAACTTTTCAATGTTCTTTAAAACAGCGTCAGGGTCTTCTCTTTTTGCGTCTACTTCGAACCGGTCTATTTGGTTCATCCAGTTTTTAGCTTTACTAAGAATTTTTTTAGAATCTATATGTACTTCTTCTTTATTCGGTTCTACAATCCATTCATTATATAGAACAGAGTATACCCCACTTGCAAAATGCTCTTCACTATTATCTTGCACATAAATTTCTACATCAAATCCTTTAACAGTGATAGCCCTCAAAGAATTCCAAATCATTCTTCTACTATCTAAATACTTTTTTAATAAGGGGTCGGATTGGGAGTCAAAATCCATTAAGATGTGTAAATCAGCGTCTGAGAATTGAGACCAGTTGAAATTTGATAGTGAACCAGTTAAAGTAACATCATCTATATCAAGTTCTATATCTACAAACTCTATATAATTTTCAACAATGCCCAATAAAGAAATCCTGACCTCTGGCTTCATTTTATAGTTTTCACCATCTGAATACCAAATATCAGGATTAAGTTCTTCTTGCACCTTAAAACTACTAATAATATTTTTGTTAGAACTTTCCATATATTATAAATATAGATAAAAAAAGTCTATGACATCTTTTTATATTTATAGTTCTTGGATATATTTTTAGAAAAGTAGGACCCTTGGCTTTCTGCCATTCTCATTTTAGTAAAAATACTAATCGGTACTTTTTCATAAGAATATTTTCCTCCCTTTTTAAATTCAACCATTAACTCACTAGTTTGTGTATTATATTCTGAACGCTTTAAATTTGAGGAGTTGTACTCATTTATAATAAGTTTTCCTACAATCTTTTCTTTCTTAATACCCATTTATTGTGGCTGTGCTTGTTGTACCTGTGGTTGTGTTGGTCCATTATTTATAGGTGGTACAGCTTCTACTTTTCCGTTAATTGCTTGAATGGTACCATTCATTTGATTAAGTAATAAAGTTAAATTTTTAACAGTGTTATGTAATTGGTCTAGTCTTTCTTCAAATTTTAAGGCTCTCATTGGATTGTCCTTGAAGTGGTTAACTTTTCCTATTAATTCTTCTGGTGTTCTAAAATCTCTATTAGGTAACCAAATCTCTTCTTGCATTACTATACAAGGCGTCATTCCTATTCCAGTAATTCTTACTAATTCATTCCATTCATCTTGATTATCTTGTGCTACTATTTCTTCATATTGTATGTTTGCACTATTTAAAGCTTCTTTTATTCTATGACAATAGTGACAACTTGGGTTTGTGTATAATTTAAACATAATATTTTTTTTAAATTTATAAATAATAATACTGAAAGGAAACCTTTTTGATTTCCTTTCATTAAATTAATTTACTTTACTTCTTCAAATTCAACATCTGTTGCTTCATTTGAGTTATCCTGAACTGGTTCTTCTGTTTCAGTCTCTTCGTATAATTTTGTACTGATTTCTTGCCAAGTACTATTAAGTTTCTCGGTTAATTCTTCTACCCCATCCATATCTTCTGACTCACAGACTTCCCTTAACTCTTTAATATTATTTTCTAATCTAGATTTATCATTATCATCTAGTTTATCACTCATATCCTTAATTTGTTTTTCGGTTTGGAACATTAAAGCGTCTGCTTTATTTAATTTCTCTACCTTTTCTTTTTTCTTATTGTCTTCTACTGAATTAGCTTCAGCTTCTTTTTTCATTCTATCGATTTCTTCGTCGGATAAACTACTCCCAGATTCAATTTTAATATTTTGTTGTTTTCCAGTACCCTTATCTAAAGCTTTAACATCAATAATACCATTTGCGTCAATATCAAACGTAACTTCAATCTGTGGAATTCCTCTTGGTGATGGTGGAATGTCTGTTAACTGAAATCTACCTAATGTTCTATTATCTCCAGCCATTGGTCTTTCTCCTTGTAAAACATGAATATCTACTGCTGGTTGATTATCTACTGCTGTAGAAAAAACTTGTGATTTAGAAGTAGGTATAGTCGTGTTTGAATCAATTAATTTTGTCATTACTGCTCCCATAGTTTCAATACCTAAAGAAAGTGGGGTAACGTCTAATAGTAAAACGTCAGTAACGTCTCCTACTAATACACCACCTTGTATTGCTGCTCCCATAGCTACAACTTCATCTGGATTTACCCCTTTAGAGGGTTTTTTCTTGAATAGTTTTTCTACTGCTTGTTGTACTATTGGGATTCTCGTTGACCCACCAACTAATAATATTTCGTCAATCTCGGTTACTTTTATTCCAGCGTCTTTAATAGCTTTTCTACATGGGGTTAAACTTTTCTTAACTAACTCTTCTACCATTGATTCAAATTTAGCTCTGGATAGTGTACGTACTAAATGTTTTGGCCCACTTTGGTCTGCTGTAATATAAGGTAAATTTATCTCTGTTGTAGTAGAATTTGAGAGTTCTACTTTTGCTTTTTCTGCTGATTCTCTTAGTCTTTGTAACGCTGCTGGGTCTTTACTTAAGTCCATACCTTGTTCAGACTTGAATTCTTCAACTAACCAATCAATAATTTTCTCATCAAAGTTATCACCACCTAGATGGGTATCACCATTTGTTGATTTAACTTCGAAAACCCCATCACCCAATTCTAATATAGATATATCAAATGTACCACCACCTAAGTCATAAACTGCGACAGTCATATCTTTATTTTTCTTATCCATTCCATATGCTAACGCTGCGGCTGTGGGTTCATTAATTATCCTAAGTACTTTTAGTCCCGCAATTTCTCCAGCTTCTTTTGTAGCCTTTCTTTGTTCGTCATTAAAATATGCTGGAACGGTTATTACAGCTTCCGTTACTTTTGTTCCTAAATAATCTTCTGCTGTTTTTTTAAGATTTTGTAAAACTACTGCAGAAATTTCTTGTGGAACATATGAGTTATCTCCAACTTTGATTGTGACGATATCTTTAGCTCCCTTACTAATACTGTAAGACATTTTTTTAGCTTCCTTACTTATCTCACTAAATTTACTACCTATAAATCTTTTTACAGAATAAATGGTATTTTTAGGGTTACTTACCGCTTGTCGTTTTGCTGGGTCACCAACCATTCTATCTCCATTTTTATAGGATACTACAGAAGGGGTGGTTCTTTTACCTTCTGAATTAACAATTATTTCGGGAGACCCCGCTTCAACCACCGAAACACACGAATTTGTTGTTCCTAAATCAATTCCAATTACTTTTGTCATTTTTTTTTATTTTATTTGTTTATTTTATTTGTTTATGAAATTACTTTCACTACTTTTATAGTACAATTACTGTACCAAAGGTAATAAATAAGTATTCCGATGTCAACCTGTCAAAATGTAATGACACTTTGTCAGGTATTGATTATTTTAAACAAATATATTAAATTTAAATAAAAAAATATGATAGATTTTAGTGCAGATTCAGAAATGGATGAAATAAGTGGTCGTAAAGAACCACAGAAACGCCCACCTAGTGAAAGTGGGACCCCTATATTAGATAATTTCTCAAGAGACCTAACTCATTTAGCGTCCTTAGGTGAATTGGACCCTGTAGTAGGGCGCGATGATGAAGTTAAAAGAATTGTTCAGATATTGGCGAGACGTAAAAAAAATAACCCTGTTTTAATTGGGGAAGCTGGAGCAGGAAAAACATCAGTAGTCGAAATGTTGGCTACAATGATACATACAGGTGAATGTCCAAGAAAACTTTTAAATAAAAGAATTGTGTTATTAGAATTATCATCTCTTGTTGCTGGTACCAAATATAGAGGTCAGTTTGAAGAGAGGATGAAAGCAATTATAGATGAATTAAGAGAAAATAAAGATGTTATTATTTTTATTGATGAGATTCATACTGTTGTTGGTACTGGAAATTCATCAGGAAATTTAGATGCTGCAAATATCTTTAAACCGCCTTTATCCAGAGGAGAGCTTCAATGTATTGGTGCCACGACTTTAGATGAATATAGAGAAAAGATTGAGCGAGATGGTGCTTTAGAAAGGCGTTTTCAAAAAGTTACTATTGATGCTCCTTCATTAGAGGAGACTATAAAAATTCTTAATAGTATAAAATACGTTTATGAGGACCATCATAATGTAATCTATAGTGAAGAATGTATAGAATTATGTGTTAAATTAGCAGATAGATATATAAATGATAGAGCGTTTCCAGATAAAGCTATAGATGTTATGGATGAGGTGGGGTCAATGGTACAAATAGATATTAAAACACCAAAATATATAGAAACTCTCAAAAATGATATAAATTCTTTAAAACAAGAAAAAATTTCAGTGGTTAAAAGTCAAAATTATGAGAAAGCAGCAGATTTAAGAGATGATGAACGTAAATTAACTAAAAAATTAGAAGATTTAACAAAAAAGTGGGACCGCAAACAATCACTCAATAAAATTGAGGTGACTGTGGATAATGTCATGTATGTAGTTTCTAAAATCACTAAAATCCCCTTAAGTAGGATGAATCAAAACCAAAAAAAGAATTTATTAAATTTAGATAAGCATTTAAAGAAATCTGTAATAGGACAAGACGAAGCAATAAACACTATAGTAAAATCAATTAGAAGAAATTCAGTAGGAATTAAAGAATTAAATAAACCTATCGGGTCATTTATTTGTTTAGGCCCTACTGGTGTAGGAAAAACCCACCTAGCTAAAAAACTAGCAGAACTTATGTTTGGGTCAGAAGAATCTATGATTAGAGTAGATATGTCGGAATATCAAGAAAAACATTCTGTGTCTAGACTAATTGGTTCCCCTCCAGGTTATGTTGGATATAATGAAGGTGGGCAATTTACTGAAAAAGTAAGGCAAAACCCATATTCTTTAATTCTTTTTGATGAGATAGAAAAAGGTCATCGTGATATATTTAATATTCTTTTACAAATTCTAGATGATGGTTATGTGACCGATGCATCTGGAAGAAAAATTAATTTTAAAAATACTTTAATTATGATGACTTCAAATATTGGGGTTAGAAATGCTCAGGATTTTAGTAATGGTTTAGGGTTTACTACTAAAGCTTCCCAACGAACGGATAAAGAAAGGGTTAGAAGTATAATTTCAAAATCTTTAAAAAACACTTTTAACCCAGAATTTCTAAATAGACTAGATGACATCATTATTTTTGAGCCATTAGATAAAGTTGGCATTAAGAAAATCGTAAAAATAGAGTTATCTCACCTAACCGCTAGATTGACGGAAAAAGGTTACACTATTAAATTTGGTCCCTCTGTTGTAGGCCATATTTGTGTTATTGGTCATGATGATAAGTTTGGTGCTCGTCCACTTAAAAGGGCCATACAATCAGAAGTAGAAGATTTTATTGCCGCACAAATACTTAAAAATACAATTAAAGAAAATAACTCTTATACATTGAGTTATAATAAAAATACTGAAAAATTTAAACTAATTGAGAAACAATAGTCGATGGATATTTATAAGCCGTGAAGCTAATAATAACAAAAAAACAATCTAAGAGATTAATTAAAGAAGCATTAGGTGTGCCTAAATCCGTTGAGTTTTGGGTTGATACTTTTTCTTCTATAGTTAATGATGGTTTATTAATGTTATTATCTTCTGATGATAAAGAAGTATTTTTTAATGGTGATGATATCCAAGAAAAAGCAGTTTCTTTAGGGTGGAATAGTATGAATGATAAATTTTTAGATTTTCCACTAGCTGAACCACAATTAAACCTAAAATTAGTAGTAGTCCCTGATGAAAATATAGAAACAGGAGATGATTATATTGACGCGGCTTCTTTTGATACTAGTGAAACTGATATGGTGGACGCAACCTTTGATGATGGTAGAACCTTACCTTTGTTAGTAGGTGGCACAATTAATATCCAAATAAATATTCCTGAGTCTTCCTATGAAAATGGTAGTTTTATAGAGCTTTACAGTTCTGAAATAAAACCATATGCAGAATCTATTTTCTTTCATGAATTAACACATGTTTACGAATTTTATAAAAGAATATTAAGTAATACCTCTAAACCTAATTTCGAACAGATTACCAATTTAACTCAAATGTTAAATAAAATGGGTGCTGTAGATGACTGGGATGAATTAATGTTTATGATTTATTTACATTTATCTTTTGAACTTAATGCTAGAATTTCTGAGGTTTATGGATTACTAAGAAATAAAAGAATCTCTTCTAAGGAAGAGTTCATAGACTTCTTAAAGACTTCTAGAGCTTTTTCTTATGCTAAAAGACTTAATAATTTTAGTGCTGAAAAATTTATAGAGGAGTTCGATGTTCCACAAGAGACGATAGATAGAATTAGAGAATATGATGGAAAAAAGACCTCACTAGATGAAATAAAAAATGTGGTTCTAGAACAACTTATCAAAAATTGGTCGGTAACCTATGAAGGCTTTTTGAAAGATTTTTCTGCGGACGAAACTATCAAAATACCTAACTTATCTCCTAAAACAATTTCTTCACCCCAAAACTTTCTTAAATTCTGGGAAAAACGTTTTAATAAAGCGGGGCATGATTCTTTAAGAAAAATCTCAAGATTATATTCGTTACTTTAATATTTTTTTTATATCTTTGTATTGTATAATAAAAAAAATTAATTATGGAAGGATACATTTACTTAGGAGAACATTATGATGTTCTTAATCGAGAAATAGGCATTTCGGATAAAAAAATAGGATTGTCTATAGACCCTATTAATAGAGAAATTTCCTTAACTAAAACTAAATCCCCTATTAGATATAGAATTGTATCTGCATATAAAGTAGATGACATGCGTCGTGTTGAAAAAATGTTGCACAGTATATTAGATAGTAGACGAGTATTTGGTGAGTGGTTTAGAGATGATGACGATACTTTAGAAGGGGACTTTATTAATTTTATGAATGCCTATGGTGGAGAAGTTTATAATATACAAGAAGTTAAAGAAGAAAATGCTTTATTAAAAGAAGATATGAGATTATTAGAAGTTGTTAAAAAACATGGTGCTCCACTTAATCTAGTAAGAAAATATCTGGGTATAGAATATGATGTTTTATTGGATAAGAATGGTCTTCTACATTTTAATGGTGATGTTTTTAATACCCCTAATAAACTTTATAACAATGGTATTGTCTTTCATGTTAAAAAGAAACGAGGTGGAAGTGGCACCAATAACTTATCTCAATTTAAAATCAAAGAAACAGGCGAAAGATTATTTGATTAATTTGGTAATACCAACTTATTTTCTTATCTTTGTAGTATGAATTTAGAAAAAACACGAAATATAGCAATTAAACTAATGAGACAACACGGTCTTATTACGTATACATTTAAGTGGGATAGAGCTGTAAGAAGGTTTGGCTCCCATAATGGACGAATGCAAACTATTTCCCTTTCTAGACCTTTAACTCTCCACGAAACTAACAAATGTAGAGTTAAAAATACTATTTTACATGAAATAGCACATGCTTTAGACCATCAACAACGTGGTTATTCTAATCACGATGCTAACTGGAAAAGAATTGCACGGTCTATCGGGTGTAGTGGTGAAAGATGTAGTAGTAGTTCAGGTGTAGATAAGTCTAAAATATTAAAATGGGTAGCTACCTGTCCTAGTTGTGAAAGAAAAGTTTACTACGCAAGACAAAAAGCAAAAGATGTAGCTTGTGGTAAATGTTGTAAAAAACATAATAATAGCAAGTATGCCCCTGAGTATAAATTTAATTGGAAATTAAATAGGTGTGTCGTAAAATATATATAATGGAAAAGTTACAGTATAAAATAAAAAATGGTCCGAGAGTAGAGTCTCTAGTTGAGTATAGGCTGTCTGATGACACCACAGTTGCAATGTTCCAAGGGTTTAGGGGTGAGAACCCAGACCTAGACTTTATAGTAAAATACAAAGAAAAAGATAAGAGATTAAGAACCCCCTCTCACACACATTGGATTGTGGATTTAGTTATTAAAGGTGAAATTAATAAAGCCGGGACATTGGAGTTGGTTAAAGAACTAATAGAAATGTATGACTCTATTGAACCATTTAAGACTGTGGAAGAAAGAAATAATTATAAATTAATATACGCGCATGAGATAGCTAGAGATTTTTCATGGTTAGATGGGATTGGGTCGTTATCGTTAGAATTAATTGGTACTTTAGTGGAATTATTTTCTAAGTGTGAAAAACAAACTAGTGGAGCATTTATGTTTAGAAGTATGTTAACTTTAACTAAAGAATATCTAGAGGACAAAAAAGACTACTACCAAATAATAGGAACATCAAAAAGAGTTTAATGTGAAAGAAAAATTAAAAGAATTATTATCAATACCTACCAGGACTTGGGAAGAAGATAGAGTTATTTCCTATTTAATAGAACAATTTGAATTAAAGGGATATAAATATGATATTGATGACTTGGGTAATCTTTATGTTACTAAAGGTATTTCTGATTATTATCCTTTAGTTTTAGCTCACACAGATAGTGTGCATGAGATTAAAGAAATGGTTGTAAAGGAAGAATATTTACCTAATGCACAAGGTGAAAATAAATTAGCACTTAAAGCTTATACTAAAGATGGTAATCTACCTACGGGTATCGGAGGTGATGATAAAGCAGGGGTTTTTATTTGTTTACAATTACTAGAAAAATTTAATACACTTAAAGCCTTTTTTCCTGTAGCAGAAGAAACTGGTTGTCATGGAAGTAGAGATGCTAAAGAAGAATTTTTTAAAGATGTTGGTTATGCCATTCAATTTGACTCAACTGAAAATGATACCATGTCTCTTTCACTTATGGGCACTCAATTGTTTGAGGAGAAATCTGAATTTTTTAATAAAACTAAAAATATAATTTTAGAACATGGTTTTACCGAGTGGAGACATCATCCGTATACTGATAATATGGTCCTTAAGGAAAAATTTGATTTTGCTTGTTTAAATTTTGCTGCTGGTTACTATAGGTACCATACTGATAATGAATATGTGATAGTGGAAGATGTAAAAAATTCTATAAATCTAGGGAAAAATGTAATAAAAAAATTAGGTAATTCTTTTTATAAATTTAAGGCAACTAAAAAAGATTCTTTTGGGTGGTTTGATTAGTCTTAATAATCACCTTCAGTTGTTGTGTAGTCAAATCCACGATATAGTGGTAAATCCTCCCTATTAATTATTTCTCTTACCCATTCTGAAACTGGTTTATATATTAACATACTAGGTCCTCCACCCGCAAAAGCATCATCCTGTTGAAAATTATCTAAACTATCTCTACTTAATTCTGGGTATAATCCTAGTTTTTGTAGGTCGGCTATCATTTCTGATGTTACTTTTCTTAAAAAAACATTTATGTAGTGGAGCCCTTTACCTTCTTTTAATCTTTTTATAATAATCTCTTTCCAATAACGGTCCAAATAGTTCAATAAATAAAAATCTTTAATTTCTTTCTTTTTTTCAGGTGTATATTCTACTCTTTGTTCTTTTATAGTTAATTTTTCTAAAATATCTTCTAGCATTATAAGAGTGTTGGGATTCCAATTACTATCTTTATTAACAAAATGTAGAACTGTTGCAATTTTTCCGTCTATTTCTAGTATATTAGAAATATTTTTAATTTCGGTTAAAGTGTCTGATGTAGAATTAGTTATTATTGTATCTACTCTATCTAATAAATCTTTTATATTATTCACGTTATATTTTTATTATAAATATTTTGATTATTAGTATAAGATACTTATATTTGTAACATAATTAAATAATTAAACTATGCCAAAATCCAAAAATAGAAAAAATCATAAGAAAAAAGTTCAAGCACGTAATATGAGAATTCGAGCAGAACAAAAACAAATGGTACAACAACTTGATGACCTAAAAGAAAAATACACCAAAGAAATGGCTGATAAAGCTAAAGAATCTTCTGAAGAAGATAGTGGTGATGTACCTTTTACTTTGGGTGGTGATAAGTAATAATATGGGGGTGACTGGAATTGATTGGCGTTGGTCAATTAATGTCAGCACGTCGAGCCTGAGTTAAGCTCGTAAAATCTGATTCATTTTTTTAACTGGCAAAACAATTGCTAAGTTGACGACTTTAGGGCTTGTCCGTGAAACGTCAACTGTAGCTATAGCGTAACTAAGTTACGAGATAGCTCCGGTTCAACTAAAGTAGATTTAAGGTTTGTAGCTTTAGTATAGAACTGTCATTTTATACAAACCAATCCCACTAGTACTGCTTGGGTGGTTAAATACAAGGTAGTTGAGGTTTCTCTGAGTGTTGTTTATTTTGTAAGAGTTACTTAAGATGTTAAGAATAAACTAAACGTGTAGGATAGATATTTTTTGAAGATGAACAAGACGGGGGTTCGATACCCCCCACCTCCACCAAAAGAGAAAAGGACCAAAAGGTCCTTTTTTTTATTTTAATAGTTTCACTAAACCTATGGGTTCTTCTTTAAGGATATTTATTAGTCCAACTTTTTCTTCGTTTACTGATACTTTTGCTATTTTCCCGTCTACAACTGTGTATTTTATTATATTCATGTCGTCTTTAAGAGCCTTATTAGTTCTCGCCTCGTCTTCAGGGTATAATAGTGGTGTACCTATTTCAAATTGTAATCTGTAGTTTAGTGTAGATGTTGATGTGTGGTTTTTCAATTCAGTAATGCCGTCAGTTTCTCCGTTCCTATCAGTTCCATGATATATACTAAATTGTCCTATTATTTCAGATGCGGGATTAAATATAGTTACTCTTTGGAATGGGAAGGTATCGTCTTTATCATCATTTTTAGTTTTAAGTTCTGCAACTGCAAGAGCTTTTGCAAAATCGTCCACCAGTTCAGATGGCCAAACACCTGTGGTGTAAACCCCCTTAGCACTTTTTAGAAATAAGAATCCGTTGCGTTTTTCTATAATCTTCTTGTTTATCGTTTCTATTACTTGTTTGGTGGCAGCAGAAATAGATTCAAAGTGACCAGCAGGTAAACTACCATCATTTTTATACTTAATAACTTCATATGGAGCGTCTATTGAATATGGGGCATCGTCTGGGTAACACCCAAACTTATTATTACAAAAATTATAGTCATTTTTTAAATCAACTCGTATTGAGTACTCACAAGATATCTCTTTAATACCTGTAGGAGGTTTATCGTCAACACACTCTCCTAGATTTTTTTTACACCAATAATTGTCGGCCGTAGGGTCTAAACATCCATATATTTCTTCTGGTTCGTCTACTACCTGGTTATTGTTACTAGGGGTATAACATTGACAACTTCTATTACTCCAGGCCCTAGGTGATACACATGCATCGAATTCCGCTTTTAAGGCTGGGTCAAAAGAAGGGGAGGTATCGTCTAGTCTTTCAGCACAGGTTGCAGCTTTTAAATATTTACACACATATTTATCCGCTTGAATTAATGCATTTTTTGCATCCTTTGTTGCTTTGTTATCCCAATCATTTATGGATGCAGCATCTATATTATGGAAGGCTTTTAGATACCCACATATCTGGGCGTCAGTTAAAAGGGCGGCGAAAGGCTCATCAATTGTACTTAAAAGCTTACCATTTACTTTTACTCCACTAGGTTCATACACATATGATGCATTATGTGTAAGATTATACTCATACATCGCGATGCCGTCACACTTATCGTTAGGGTGAACCCCTCTATTTCCACAAGGTAGTAATGCCATATTATTATCTTTTTTTATTTTTTACCACTATTCTCTTCCAATTATGTCAGCAAATGATGCACTAATCGCAGTAGTAAATTCATCTAAACTAGCTCGGACTTCAGTTTCATTACCTTCCTCATTTATCTCACACCCCACCATACATCTCATAAGAGTGTTATATGTCCCATCATCATCCATTTGTTTGACACATAAGTTATTAACACACGTATAAGATTCTCCAGGAATAGCATTTTCATCTGCTGGTTTAAACATATTATTTTCCCATTCACCATCTAATACCTTAAAACCAACAGTGCCTTGATTCTTGAAATCATCTGAATTAAGTTTTAAAAGTGCAGCGTTAAATCCATCTTTACTATCGTACTCACCCTCAAACCCTTTTAGGTCCATAGTCTTTTGTAAATAAGCAAGTTGTGGAAATGTCATAGATTTTCCCAAACCTGAGTAAAGAGCCTGCTTACTGGAATCAATAGGTCGTGGCATTGTTATTCTAAATGTTTTCCATTTTGCTACCTCATCTATTCCTGCTTTTGCCAATGCTTTCATCTTTCCCTTTAAATCTAATAGTGGTGCGTCGACAGCTGGGAAAGTTTCAGAATTTAAATATCTCATTACATCACTTGCCGTCCAACTATAATACCACGCACTATCGGCCTTAATACCAAAAACTTTATTAAATGCTGACGGTACTTTATCAATATAAAACTGCATATTAGCGTTCATAATCTGCATTAGTGTAAGGTCCCCCACATTATCTTCTAATTGGCCAAATTCATATGCAATTTGATTGGCTATCAGTTTTGACCCCAGTTTATCCTGAGATAATGCATTCAAAATTGTATCTTCATTCGGGTTAGTTTTTTGTAATTCATCCCATATGATTTGAGCTGCCGCTTTAGCATCTGCTTCAGGTAGGCAGAAAACCTCTTTAACCTCAGGGGGCAATGAGGAGAAAAGTGCACCATCATCCCCTAATAAATTATCCATATCTGAAATATAGTTCGTAAGTTTTTCGTGTACCCACACAAAACCGGAAAGGATTAGTACCCTAGTAACAATATTTTTAAGTACTGCAAATTTTCCTGGTTTGCCTAAAAAGGTTCCACCTCCTACCGCCATCCACTTTAACCATTTTAATGGCTTTGTTACTAGTGCTGTTATATCTGCAACGACTGCTCTTTTCCAACTTGATGGTAGATTGTCTAAATATTTTGCTGTAATCTCAGCATGTTGTGAATCGGTCATCAAACCAAATGCATTCTTAAAATCTGTTAGGGTCTGCTTTACAATAACTTTTATAACCCCGTCTGGGTTATTGATGGCTTTCATAATAATATTAAATTCATCTATAAAGTCAGCATGTAATGCTTTTACAACTGAATCATCTGCATTTGATAATGTATTAACCATTTTTGTTATGTCGTATCCAACGTCCCCGGGAAATAGTAGTGTTGTTTTATAATCTCTTCTTATAGCTGGCATTATAGTTTCGATAACTGATGTGTGGCCTGTCATAAATTTTAATACTGCTTTTAAATCATCAGTTTGGGTTAGTTTTGTATAATCTGTAATAATATTACCAGCCTCATCTAGTGCACCCAGTGATTTAACTTTCAACTTTAATTCTTTATTAAGTTTGGTCATCATTTTAGCGTCTACTGATTTACCTACTTTTAATAGTGCTGTAATGAACCCTAGAAATTTATTTATCCCTGTTATCGCGTCTTCCTTAAGAATAACTTTGTTCTCAGTTAAGGTTTTACCTCTGTCATATTGGTTTAAATACTTTAATTTATTTATTTCTTTTAATAATTTTTTATTCATATCCATTTTATTTTATTTTATTTTTTAATTTTTACTACCATATTTCCCAATCACCAGACGATACACTGTCCTCTATTGATTGGTACGTAGGAAATTCCAATTTACCATACTCCGCCACTTCTAAATTTAATGAGTCTCCAACTAGTTTTTGAGCTTCAGAAAGATTTATTTCTCCATTTTGAAGTTGAGTTGCAAACCCGTCAATAGAAGTCGCTATTTCAGTCGACATCGTCTCAATTTTTCCTGTTACCCGATTTAAATTATATGGTTCTAAACAATCTAAATTTGGTCTCCAACCCCCACCAGGATTTGCCACTTCTTCTAATTCAACACCTACACATGAATCTTTAACTGGTATAATTTCTGGGAACATTGTTGCATCTCGCCATAATTTTATTAATAATAGTATATTGGGTGGCATCCCTGTTATTGCATTGTCAAATATCCCCGTATAGTCCTCATCTCTACCTATGGCCCCATCACTAAGAGTTTTCTTAAATCCCCTATTATAAGGATATGTTTGGTTAAGAACTCTGTCATATCTATAATGATAATCATCATCTTTCATTTTTTCTGTTTGCCTACTCCATGCACTAGTTATTAAATCATCTGTGTCGTTAATAATACTTTGGAAAACCCATTTATTTGCCCCATACATTGCCCAACTTATTCCATATAATGCTGGAATTGCTCCTATTACAAATGGAGTCGCGGCTTTAAATGTGTCTGTAATCTTTATCATTACCTTTTCGGAGGTTGTAAGAGACTTCTGCATTTTTTGGAAATCTACCCAGCTCATTTTATCTATTCCATGCTTAACCCCCGCTGGTGTAGTTTTATAGATAACGAATTTATCTATAGTCTTTATGTCCGCTATAACAGCTCTTGCTTTTATAACTTCATCAGTATTTTTCAATAAAGGAGCAATTATCTCTTTATTCTTCATTGAGTAGTTTACTATTGCTTTTGAGTCCTTAGTTAACGATTTGTAAGCTGCTTCACCTGGCTCCTCAAAATATTTAAATGCTTTTATTATCTCGTCAGTAGGTACTTTCTTAAATTTATTAAGATGTTTAAAATGTTTGAATAATTTGAATCCTGGTATTAGTTCTAGTAGCACTACTACTCCAGCTCCCCCTTTATTATCTAGTTGGTACATCGCAAAAGCGGATACTAATCCTGCCACTCCACTCACAATCCAGCCAACAGGCCCAAAAAACAAAGCGATAATACCAATCGCATCTGCGATATACTCTAGTGCTTTCCAAGTACCTAAACTAGTAAAAAAGTTATAAAGTGGGTCGTTCCAATCACTATCTACTTTTCCCATCACTAATGCATTTAAGTCACATTGTCTTTCCCAGTTACCAGGTCCAACAACTTCCAGAGCCCACGCTGCAAGATAATTAGGCATACCATGTGCTTCTCCGTAAGTTGTTCTAACATAATTTTGTAAACCATTATTATGTAAAAAGCCATTTCTTACACAAAACCTCCCCTCTTGTAAATTTTCATATAAAGTTTCTTCCCAGCCAGACTTTCCAGAATTGAACATCCCTTCGGTGCACCTTCCTTGTGAGGTCTTACCCCATTCACTTCTTGAATATATAGCACTTATTAGTGAAAGAAGTGAATTTCCAGCTTTAGTATTTACGTGTACCCATTGATTGGTTGCGTTGTTTTCACTTCCCTTATATCTTGGTTGAATCTGACCATAAGTAGCTCCACCATACGAAGAGTAGTCACAAGGAAAATAAGCCAGTGTTAAGGCTGGGGAGTAGTTAACTCCTGGTGTCCAATCAGCTGGTGTTTTAGGAGCTGGTTTATATGCATATTCTCCAGTATGAGTATAATGATTTGGTTTAGTTTTATATTTATTAATCTTATATCCTGGTACGAACTTCATGATACTTCCAGTAGAAGTATTTACATAATATTCTCCAACAACAGCATCTCTAGTTGAAGATGGTGTTTTGGGATGTGGGTTAGTCACAGTTCCAAGTTCTCCAGATGGTGTAAAAAGCCATTCTTGTTCCTGTTCTTTAATTACATCGGTAACTATATAACTTATAAAATCTATTAATTCAGATTCTTTTAATATTAATGTTTTATTATTTTCCATTATAATAATGGGTTTGCTTTACCTCTGGTTGGTGTATAGGAATCAGCCCATTTACCTGTAGCTATCTGATTTGCGATTCCTCTTGCAATACCCGAGTCCCAAACACCCATAGAGGCTGTCCCTGCTCCCGCTGCATCATCTGATTCTCCACTTTCTGTACCATCATCTTGTTCACCTAATTCAAAAGCCATACGTGATTCTAATTCTGCAGGGTCAGAAATATAACTATCTTGGGGGCCATCACTATCAAAATTATAACCTTTTTTTATTTTAGAATAATTCGTTGTAGGTTCAGTAAATCCTTCATCTTCTAATTCTGGCTCTGAACCTAAAGAACCTTTGCTATCAAAATCGTAAGCCGGGGTTGTTGTGGAATCCGTATCAGGATAACCAAACTGTAAACCAGACATAATATCTTCTTCAATCTCTTTTGTTGAGTATTTTTCTTTAGTGTTCTCTATAACTGGAGTTTCTTTTGGGGGGCCAAACATTAACTCTTTTAGACGGGTTATTTCTTCTTGTATAGTAGGCATAGTATATTATTATATAATATAAATATAATAAAGATGGAGTAATTGCCTATCTAATTTATTTTAATAGGTTTTTATTTTGGTTGATGTATGTGTGTAGACCTTCTTTTAATTCGTCAGGGTTTATTTGTTTCCGAATTTGTAGCGTATCCATATCATCATCATCATATCCACACCATTCCACTTCTACAAATAAATCACATAAACTTTCTATTTCTTCGAACAAAATTTCAAGAGTTAGAGTTGTTTCTATATCATCTTCTCCTACTGTAAATTCTACTTCTATTGTTTCTCTTTCATCATTAACAAAGAAAGAGTGTATTTCTTCTATTATCATAATATTTAATCTTTTGTACCTTTTAAATATTACGTAATAAAGAAAAATCTTATAATCTTCTAGATTTTAACCAAAAAATTTCTCTACCAGCACGAGTTTCTAGTGCTCTAAGTTTTTGTGTGGATTTTTTGAGGTCTACCCCTTCAGCTCTTTGGAGGTCTTGCATTAAATATTCATTAAATTCTAATATGTCGGCAAGTAACTCTTCAGAATATTGTACTCTATCCTGTAACTGAGTAATTTGTTCCTCCATGAGTGCCATTATTTCTTCTGGGCTAAGGACTCTTTCCAGTTCATCTTCTAAATTGTCCCCCATCATCATTTCTTCATCTTCTAATGTTGCTAAGACTTCGTCATCCCCTAATTCTTGTTCTACTATCTTTTGAATCAACCCTGTTAGTTGTTCTTCAGTTAATGTTAATTTTTTTGCCATTGTTAATTACTTTTTATATAAATATACCCATAGTTTTATTTGTCTCTTAAATTATTTATATTATCTTTGCATTATGAAAGAAAAACTTAAAACACATAAGCTGATAGGTATAGATGACACTAATCATGAACGATTAGTTAATGTGGGTAAACTAAAACAAAAAGGTTTAGCTCATAAAGCTTACTGGAGTATGGGCAAGTCTTACTACTGGGTTAAACGAGGAAATAAAATATAATATTATGACTAGTAATCAAGAAGACACGATGTATGTCATCCACACTAAAGTGGAAGAATTAAATATATCTCGGGAATTTCATACTCAAGTAGAAAAAATGTGTACTCAGGACAAACATAAATGGAAAGATATGTGTGAGAAATGGGAATACGCATTTAATAAAGTTAAAAATAAAGCAAAATAAAAACCCTGGCCGTCGCCAAGGTTTTTTTTACAACTCATAAGTTATTTAAAATCCGGTATTAGTTTAAATCTTTTGGTTGCGGGAAAAAACTTTAACTAATTGCAACCCTTTCAAATTACTTATCCTGTTCTACTACTTTTTAGAATTTATATGACAAACCAAGATTGAAAGTGCCCTCTCTTTCTTCGTTCTCATCTTCTTTTAATCCCATACTATAGTTTGGTTCAACATTAAGACCTTTCCATACATTGAAGGAATACCCAATCCCAACAGTTAAGTTGTCTAAAGTTTCTTCAGTTGGTGCTTGAAGTGATACGTAAGCATCTCCTTTAAGATTGTATCTTCCCCATAAGTCATAAACTGTTTCACCTTCAGCGTCTTCACCGTTTTGAATGAAACCTACAGTCCACGTGTCATTTAAAGCATACCCAATACCGAAGTTTTGAGTTACTTTATCCATCGTTTCCTCTTGGTCACCGTCATAAGTAGTAACTACAGTAAATTGTGCTGATGCAACTAATGTCATCAAAGCTACAGCGGATGTTAAAATTAATTTTTTCATTTAAATATTATTTTTTTAACTTTTATATTTTTGATATTCTTTTTAAGATGCTCAAAAATAAACATCTCTTTTCATTACTGTGTTATTTTTTAACAAAGAATGATGTTAATAATACTAGTACAACTAAGCCTACAAATCCACCATTTCCTAATGATGTAATAAGTGTAGTAAGATTAGCTACAACATCCATTCCAAATACGGCACCACCTGTTAAGATGTACCAAAGAATCGTTACTGGAAGAACTGCCATCAAGACTGTTCCTAATCCTCCAACGAAACCTGTAATTTGTTTAATTACGTTATCCATAATTTTTTCTTTTTTTTATCGGTTTATATCTCTTAAATTCCGGGACTTAGGAGATGACCACCTTACTTAGGATATCCAATTAAGATGGTCTTGTTAATATGTACCGCTTCATTTCAAAAAGTCAACACTTTTACAAAAACTGGGGTTTTGGAGTTAAAATATGGTAAAAATTCAGCTGTTTGGGTGGTTTAGTACGACAAATCTCTCTTGATTTTGGGGTAAATTTGTATTATTATTTTAAAAAACTCTATGAAATTAAAGACACTTAAACTCGAAAATAAAGAATATTCTACTTCAATTTTAGATTTATTACGTTTATTGGACCCCTCTAAAACCGGTAAATTTATGACAATTTTATTAAATGAATTAAAATTCTATAATAACTCTATCCCTCTAGGTGCGAGAAATATACGCCTATTAAATCACCCAATAAAAACTCTAAATGTAGTGCAGGAAGAAATAATAGAAAATTTAATAGACTGTTTAGGTGGTAGTGATGTTATTAACGATTTGGAGAAATTCGAAGTTTTGTGTGAAGAGAATTTAATTAGTATTACGGACATTCAAGAATATAAATCTTTAGGGGAGTTGTCTTTGGCGGTTATAGACGCTGAAGAAAAACGTAAAAATGTAGACTCGTCTCCACACAAAGAAATAGTTTTTGAGCATCCAGATTATCTACTACTCAAACCTTTAAATGTGTTTGCTTCTAAAAAATATGGAGCCTCTACTAAGTGGTGTACCTCAAGTAGGGACCCCCAAACTTTTTATCGATACTCAGAAAAAGGCATATTAATTTATATAATCTCTAAAAAAGATAAAACTAAATGGGCGGTATATTATGATATGAGCCTTAAAGAACTTTCATGGTGGAACACAAAAGATGTATTAATAGACGGCTACTTAGTGGATTTGCCTGAACAACTAAAAAAAGATATTTTAAACTACATTTTAAATGAACCTAACTATAATAGTTATTATTTTGATGCCCAAACTAAATTAAATTCTAAAGAAGTGTTAGATAACATTAATGAGGTAGTGATTGATATTGATGGGGATAATATAGATGTATTGTGTGAACCTAGTGCACCATCCACACTAAATGTTGTGTGGCCTCCCGGCATCAACCCTAATGATATGAGATATGAAACAACAACAACTAATTCATCAGAAAAAATTGATTCTATGGTTAGAAAAACCTTAGAATATCATTATACTATTTCTGCTTTAAATAAGGGTGGGGAAGAAATGAGTTAATTAACTCATATAATATTTTAATTTCTCTGCGTATACTGAAGGTGGTTGTACTCCTTGTAATGTTTCTTGTACTTCACCGTCTTTGAATATTTTAACACTGGGAATTCCTCTAATTCCATATCTACCCGCAATTTCTCGTTGTTGGTCCACATCTACTTTATATACATTAGCAGGATAGGTAGCAGATAAACTGTTTATTGTGGGGGTTAACATTCTACATGGGCCACACCATGCAGCCCAGAAATCTATTAAAACAGCTTTTTTCTCCTTATCATTAATAATTGAATCAAATTCTTTTGTTGTTGTAATATCCATAATTATTTTTTTTAAAAATAGTAAGAGTTTACTTAATAATAAATAGATTTCTATTTGTTTAAATCATATTAATTTATTATCTTTGGAGTATGAAAAAACGAGAACTAAATAAAAGATTACAATCTAGAGTTTTGGATATTAAAGCGTGTCCATATATGAAACATGGAAGGGTTCGGGTAATTAGAGCTCGTCAAACACAATCGAAAAGTGGAAGACATGGATGGACCTCAGTTGACATTAGAATATGTGCTATAGTGGAGAGTAATTATGGTGATTGGCTTCCCCTTACAGAGTTTGGCCCTCGTCATATTAGAAAGTTCTTACGAAGACATAAAAATAATGTTCCTAATACAGTAAATTCATGGACAAAGTTGTGGGGCTTTCCAAGCGACTCTGACATCACAATAAACACAATAGAATTAGTAAATAACCCTTGTTATGTGTAACTACAAAGATAAATTTTACGTATATAATAGTATACCAACCGAATATTTAACCAACCAAATTAAAATAAAATGAAAAAAATCCTTACCATATTATTAGTTTTAGTTTCTCTTATATCTTTTTCTCAAGAATATTATAGAGATACCATAATAGAAAGAGCAATATTTAATGAAGTTAACCGTCACAGAGATAGTGTGGGTGTTCATATTGTACAGTTTAACCCAGATAATACAAGAGCGGTATCATGGGGAGAAGTTTTAATTCAAAACGATTTAGATGGAAACCTAATATATCACTGTAGTTGTGCAGCAGGAATAGAAATTATAGCTCTTGCCGTTATTGGTGATGATATGAAAATTCACCTGTCTGTCGAAGAAATAGCTAAAAAAATGGTATGGTTATGGGATAATTCCCCTGCACATAAAAAAGGAATGGAAAGTAAGTACATGACAAGAGGGTTTAACTCAGTTTATATTTTTAAAAGTACTAGGATTAATAAGTACGTAGCAGTTTCTGTATTTCAGTTTTTACGAGATAAAGAATATTATATAAATTTAGACTGGGACGAAAATGAAAAAGTACCTAATAGATTTCTTTAAAAGTGTAACTACAAAGATAAATTTTACGTATATAATAATACCAACCAAATGTTTAACTAATTAAATAAAATTCAATGAAAAACCTAATAACCATATTACTATTGCTACT